ATCATCTATGGACTCGGCAACATCACCAACGAGTTCCAGAGCGAGGATGGTGTTCGTGCCTATCGACAGTTCCTCCAGATCTGGCTGCACGACGAGGGGGGTGATTACTCTCGGATCGACAACGGTCTCGAGGTGGTCAAGACCCTCTTCGTGAACGCCCAGTCGGCGGACTGCGATCTTACCACGATCAACTGGCTCGAGACCTCTCAGGAGTTCACCTCGGAGCAGTACAACACGATCTTCCGCTACCACCGATTCCAGGCGATCATCGCGAACGGGAGTAACCCCTGATGCAGAACATTCACTACGTCGGCAAGTCCGACTTCCGTCACTTCTCTCGAGCTGACTTCGAGAAGGCCAAGGTGGAGCACGCCGGTCTCTCGTTCGCCAAGGGTCAGCCGGCGGAGGTCTCCAACGAGCTCGCTGAAGCTCTCCTCAACCACTCGCTCTTCAAGGGAGAGTTCGAGCTGGTCAAGGAAGCCGACGAGGAGCCCTCGGGGAGCAGCAACGACTCGGGAGAGACTCCCGAAGATGACGATTCCGACGTCGATGAGCTCGATGAGCTCGACGATGAGGGGCGCATCTAGAAGCTCTCTCAGAGATTCAGGGAAGACTTCCTGATCGACGAGAAGAGCTGATCGCGCATCATTCGACCATCAATCATCCCCAATCGCTCAGAGAAGGCTTGAAGAATGAGCACCATCGACCTTCGATGTGAGGGGACTCTGCATGGTCGGCTGACCGATCAACGGTGGTTGGAGGTGAAGTGCAAGCGCCGGTCCTGCGGGCACCGGGCAGGCACGATCACTCTCCACACCATCGACATCGAAACGGGAGAAGTGGTCTCGACGAGAACTTTCGCCGAGCCAATCGACAAGGAGAAGAACAATGCCTCTCGACACTCACGCGCTGCCCTTCGGGCTTCGTGACGTCAAGCTGTTCCCGATCGACCTCGCCGACTACAGCATCGGCGTCGGGGTGGATCTGCCCGTCGCTCAGACGTTCAGCTTCAGCGACACCGAGGACTTCGAGACGCTGAAGGGCGACGACACGACCGTCGCCTCTCGGGGTCAGGGTCCCTCGGTGGAGTGGGAGCTGGACTCGGGCGGCATTCCGTTCGAGGCCTACAAGATCATGGCGGGCGGTGCCATCTCGACGAGTGGTACCACTCCGAACCAGATCAAGACCTTCACCAAGATGGCGACCGACAGCCGGCCGTACTTCCAGGTCGAGGGTCAGGCCATCAGCGACAGTGGTGGCGACGTCCACTGCATCGTCTACCGCTGCATCGCCGACGACTCGCTGGAGGGTGAGTTCGGCAACGGGGCGTTCTTCGTGACCCAGGCCTCCGGCCACGGTTACGGCGACATCCTCGGCAACGCGCCCACGGGCAAGTTGTACGAGTTCGTGCAGAATGAGACGGCTACCGCGATCGACATCGGAAGCTGATCGCCAGCTCGCGCAAGAAGCATCGAGTGAGTCAGGGTATATGCGGATCTTCGCGTCAACGGCTATTGCACCTTTAGGTGCAAGCAAGACGTGACGCGATAACGCGATACTCGACGACTCGCACGATCAAGAACAAAAACAAAGTAACAACAAAAGAGACCCCCAGGAGGGCCGATCAACATGGGAACCAGCGGAAACCCCGCCAAGAAGGCGGCACAGAAGTCAGTCAGCTCCGTCGCTGACTTCAAGAAGCGTCGTGAGGGTCAGCTCCTCACTCTTCCTTCGGGAAACACGGTCCGAGCAGTTCACGCCGATGTCCGGGCGTTCATCGTGGACAAGGGAGAGATCCCGAACCCTCTCATGCCCATCGTCACCGAGGCCCTCAACAAGGGGCAGGCCAACCTCGACCCGAAGCTCCTTCTGGGTGACGACGGCAACCTCGACATGAACATCATGGAGGGGATGATCGAGGTGATCGACCGCGTCATGGTCGAGTGCGTCATCGAGCCTCGCTGCTTCGCCGCGCCCACCCAGAAGGACCTGGAGGTGTGGAATCGGGAGAACCCCAAGAACCTGAAGTCCCACCCCGACGATCTCCGCGACGAGGACAAGCTCTACCCCGACGACCTGGACATCGAGGACCGCATGTTCATCTTCGGCTGGTCCTCGGGAGGCACCGACGATGTCGCCACCTTTCGTGCGGAATCCGATGCGAACTTGGCTTCTCTGGGCCAAGTCGAAGGCGTTCGGGAGGCTGCCGAGTGAAGTTCTGGGTATAGCTGAGCCCGGCAGTTACGAGGCTTACTGTCTCGACGAGGCGGTGTTTTACTTCGGCACCACCCTCGAGAGGATGCTCGAGGAGTCTGGACACCGGTCCAGCAAGGAGGAGAAGAAGGCTCAGATGGCCCAGGAGAGAATCCTGGACCGCGTGATGGGTCGGGACAAGGACACCAAGGGCAAGTTCGCAGACCCCGCAGTACTGTTTCAGAAGTGAGGAGGTGAGTCGGAGTGAGCATCGGACCATCCGAGGACACGATCCGCGGAACCATCAAGATCAATGTTCGTGAGGCAGTTCGAGCCTACGCTCAGGTTCGAGCCGCCAACCAGCGGACGTTGTACGCGCTTCGTGGCTCCTCCGACTCCTTCATCCGCAACGGCAGGAACATGGCCCTGGTCGGGGCCGGCATGCTCGCCGCTCTGGGCAAGATGGTCATCGCTGCGGGGCAGTTCGAGTCGAACATGACCTTCTTCAAGGCGATCACCAACGACAGCGAGAAGGCTGTAGATCGTCTTGGTCAGGCCGCGATCGACATGTCCAAGAACTCCATCTACTCCGCGGACGAGATCGCCGCGGGCTTCGTGGAGCTCGGCAAGGCGGGTCTCGACGCCAAGGACGTCATCGACGGTGTGGGACAGGGCATGGTCGATCTGGGCGCGGCCACCGACATCGGTCTCACTCAGTCCGGTCAGATCATCATCTCCACGATGGGTCAGTTCAAGAAGGGTGCGGAGGACACCACTCGAGTGGTGAACATCCTCACCGGCGCCGCGAACGCTTCCCAGGCCGACATCTCAGACATTGGTGTCGCCATGAAGTATGCAGGCTCGGTCGCTCGTGCCGCCGGCGCCAATCTTCAAGACACCGCCACCGCCATCGCCATTCTGGCCAACGATGGCATCCGAGGCTCCACCGCCGGCACCTCGCTTCGACAGATGCTTGTGTCGCTGCCTGGTGTCACGGGTCCCGCCCAGGATGCTCTTGAAGAACTGGGCATCATCACGAAGGATGGCACCAACCGCTTCTACGACATGCAGGGTTCGTTGAAGCCTCTCCCCGAGGTCTACCAGCTCCTGAGAACCTCCCTCGCAGGTTACAGTCGGATGCAGCAGTTGGTGTACCTCCGACAGATCTTCAACAACCGAGCAGTCACCGCGGCCATCGACCTCACCGATGCCGGTGCCAAGGGCTTCAAGGAGATGTATGGGGAGATGTCTCGCGTCACCGCGGCAGACACTGCCTCTCGACGCCTCGACAACCTCTCCGGCGACATCCTGAAGCTCAAGGCGAACATTCATGCTCTCGTTCTAGAGCAGGGTGGTCCCCTCCAAAACAGCATGCGTACTTGGGTTCAAAGGCTCACCAAGCTCATCCAGTGGTACGGAAAGCTCCCCGAGGGTGTTCAGAAGGCCATCATCCAGATCATCAGCTTCTCGGGTGCTGCTCTGGTCGCCATGGGCTCCATATCCTTCGTCATCGGGGTTGTGCTGAAGTTCCTCAAGAACGCCAAGGACATGGGCGCTGCTCTTCTGTTCCTTCGTCGACTGTTCTTCGGGGTCAGCGCAGCCACTGCCGCAGCTTCCGATGGGACACTCGCCGCCAGTGCCGGTCTCCTGGGAGCTATTCCGGTGGTAGGGTGGATCATCCTGGCCGTTGTGGCTCTCATCGCCATCCTGGTGGCTCTCTACGTCAAGCTCAAGGGCTTCCGTGAGTGGGTCAACAAGTACATCGTCGACCCCTCCATCGAGGCGGCCAAGTGGATCGCTCAGTTCTCGGTGGCTCTCTGGAACAAGATGGTGCCGGCCATCCAAGCTGCATGGAACTGGATGAAGAAACTGGGGGGCATCTTCGCCGACGGAGTGACGGACGTCAAGAACTTCATCACCAATGCCGTGAACTTCTTCAAGGGTCTGCCGGGTCAGGTGGGAGCTTTCTTCAGGAAGCTTCCTGGGCTCATCTGGGGCTTCTTGAATCCCACACACCTGCTGCCCTTGCTGGCTCGGGGGTGGGCCAAGGTGGTTGGGTTCTTCATCAAGCTCCCCCTCGAGATCTTGAAGATCCTGCTCGAGGGGTTGGATCTGATGTGGAAGGCCATGGCCAAGATCCTGCCTCTGTTCGGCAAGGTGCTGGGCTTCATCATCGGCTTCGTCCTCGGATTCACCATTCGCCTGGTGTACCTGTTCCTCAAGGCCATGGTGAATCTGGGCATCGCGGTGGTGAAGGGTCTCGGCAATCTGCTAGTGTTCTTCATCAAGGGCATCGGCAAGATCATCTCGTGGCTTTGGAGAAACGCTCCCCGACTGGCCCAGGCCTTCCTCAGCGAGCTTCGAGCCCTGCCCGGCCAGGTGTGGAAGATCTTCACTCGAGTCGTCAGCTTCCTCATCAAGTCCATCCCCCGTCTGGCCAAGGCAGGACTTCAGCTTGCTCAGGGGATCACCAAGGCCATCTCTGAAGAGCTGGGCAAGCTCCCGAGTCAGATCTGGGGTCTGCTGGGTGACATCACCTCGCTCATCAAGGACATGGTCAAGCAGGCGTTCGACGCAGCTTGGGGCTGGGCCAAAGGACTCGCCAGTGGGTTCTGGAACGGCATCAAGAAGGGTCTCCACATTGGAGGCAGCGATCAGCCGGAGGATGACGGGGGCAATAGTGAGCCTCCCCCGGACATGCCCGAGTTGGGCTCTGCCATGGCTCAGGCTTACCAGCAGGCTCAGGACAAGATCAACCGAAACCAGTCTCTTCTTCGATCCAGTGCCAACCAGGCTCGAGCTGACCGAGCCAACCAAGCAGCGGGTCGTCTGGCGGCTCCTCAGGTTCAGGTCCAGGTCGCCCCGAAGAAGAACACGGGTCCCGGTCGAACTCGCCTGGTCAGTGGCCGACTCTCTCTCGATCGTTCCGGACGGGCGTTCATCCAGGGCGTCGCGCAGGATGACAGGGACGACGATCAGGACTATGATGTCACTGTGAACCGGATGAGGAGGCAGCCATGAGTGGCGCCATCGTGAAGAATGCCTGGGATGCCTTCACCTCCGAGCACACCCCGGCCAAGAACTACAGCAGCGCTCAGCACTTTCGACTGAGGGCTCACAGCGGCAATCGGTTCTATGGGTGGATCTTCTTCACCAAGCCCTTCCCGCCTCACGTGACGATCCTGACTGCTCAGCTGGTGCTTCACAGTGCCGCTGACTACAGTGGCTCTGCCACCGTCACAGTACAGCGAATCTCGGAGAAGTTCGCTCATGGAAAGCTCAACTGGAACAACCAGCCCGCCGTCACGGGGGGGACGGTGGCAGTCACCAAGAGCAATCCCCAGGACACCGATCAGTGGGTGTTTGACGTCACAACTCAGATGCAGACCGTGGCGAACGGCGCTGCCTGGTACGGTTTCCGAATCGTCAGCAACACAGACACTCTGCTTCAGCTCGCCGCCACTCAGGCTGTTCGAGCCAACCTGCGTCCCTACCTGCTCATCACCTGGTCGGATGCCCCCGACAAGCCAGAGAACCTTCAGCCTGCGGGAGCTCGAACGATCTCCATCAGCAAGCCGACGTTCAGCTTCGATTACAGTGATCCCGCCGGCGAGGACGCTCTTCAGTCCGTCGATCTTCAGGTGGCGACCTCTCCCAGCAACTTGACCTCTGGCACCTATGTTTGGGACCTCGAAGACTACCCGACCTCGGCCGCCTCCATCGACTCTGACGAGGCTGGATGGTCGGGGGGCACCTCGGGCAACACCTACTACTGGCGGATCCGAGCGACCGACGCCAGCGGTGCGACTTCGGTGTGGAGTGACATCGCCTCCTTCACCATCGCTGCCAAGGGGAGTCTCAGCATCGAGGTAGATGGCGACACCAGCGGCATCAAGTGCGGTCAGCCTACGGTCTCATGGACCTTCACCGGTCAGACCCAACGTCACTATCAGGTGATTCTGAGCGAGGTGGGAGATGACAGGACGCCTCTTTGGGACAGTGGGAAGATCACGTCGACGATCACTTCGATCACGATTCCCTGGGGCATCCTGACGAATCCCAGCCTGACTTACCGAGTTCGAGTTCGCATCTGGGATGATCTCACTCGACAGGGAACTCCCGGGGACCCGGTCTACAAGGAGGAGATCCTCGATCTCCCTGTGATCTGGGATAACACCGTGGCAGCTGTCACCGGTGTTCATGCCGTGCCCGATCCCGTCTACCCCACCTCTCGAGTTACCTGGACCTATACTGCGGGAGGGGCCGACTACTTCCAGATTCTCTGGTCCGACGATGGAACGGCCTGGTACTATGGGGATCAGTGGGACCCCGACGACGCAGTCATCTCGGGTTCCAGCTACGGAGTGGATGACGCCAGCGCCAGCCCCAACGTCACTCACTACTGGAAGATCGTGCCGGTGGTGGATGGCGTTCAGGGCAGCTTGACCTCGGCTCTCACCGCCACGGGGCTTCTCCGCAGGATCGCTCCCATGCTGATGTCTCCCGATCGCAGCGGTCTGGTTCTTCTTCTCAATCCTGATGGTTCTCGTCAGCGGAACGCCATCCAGGATCTGATCCCAGTTCTCTCGGGACCCTCGGTGCTGGTCTCTCAGTTCATCGGCAGCGACTCTGGTCACGCCAGCGGAGTCCTGGCCGACAACGTGCTGGTGAATCACACCGCCAAGGATCAGCTGGAGGCGTACAAGTCCTGGATCAAGAATCCCGGACAGAAGCTCAAGTTCTTCAAGGCGAACGAAGTTCTCAACGTGGTCTGTTACAACATGGAGTGGGACTCTCACTCCGACAACTCCGGCGTCTACTACTCGGTCGAGTTCGACTGGATCAAGCAATGATCGACATCGGCATGACCTCAGCGGAGAACGCTCGCCTCGATCGTCTTCTGGCCGCTCCACACCAGATCAAGGTGGGAGTGCACGTGATGAGTCTGGATGGCGACTACAAGCAGGATCTGTCCTACGCTCTCCAGGCCGGGCAGGTCACGGTGGATGCCACGGCCGACGTGTCTCGCTCTCTTGACATCAGCTTCACCGATCCGCTCAAGCGAATCCAGCTGGATCCGGATGACCCCAGCAAGCAGTCGGTGTTCATTGCCGACATGCTGAAGGTGGTATACCATGTCATCGACCCGAACTCCGACGATCGCTTCACCATCCCTATCTTCAAGGGGCCCATCGACACGGTGGTTCGCTCCGACACCACCATTCAGGTCACGGCTCAGGGCAAGGAGTCTCTCTCCCTCAACAACGCATACATGGGTCGCACCTTCAAGGCGGGTCAGTACAAGACCGACGTCATCCAGCACATCCTCGCTGACCTGTGTGGAGAGACCCAGCTCGAGATTCCCGATCTGACCTTCAAACTTCCCAACGACCTCAAGATCACTCACAACTCGATCCCCTGGAAGGTGGCCAAGCGTCTGGCCAGCTCCATGGGTCGTCAGCTGTTCTACGATGGTCGGGGAGTCTGCCGGATGAGAGACTCTAGTGGAGCCAAGAACAAGCCGGTGTTCACGATCAACGATCGTTGGATCACGGCAGAGCCCCCTCAGATCTCTTACGACATGACGACGGTGCTCAACACGGTGATCGTCAAGGGCGCCAAGCCCAAGAAGGCCAAGACCAACGTGACCTACACGGCAGTAGCTCCCAAGGATCACCCTCTAAGTCCCTGGCGCCTGGGTCGAGGAGGAGTTCCCCGATACATCTTCACGGTGATTGAGAACAGCGCTCTGAGGTCGGTCGAGGAGTGCCGCAAGGTTGCGGAGGAGCGACTGAACAAGCACCTTCGAGCCGGCATCTCGGTGCAATGGAACGGGCTCATCCATCCTCGACTCGAGCCGGAGGACCTGGTTCACATCAACACGGACACTGTGAACGCCACGATCGCCCTGGACCAGTTCACCATCCCTCTGACCGTCACTCCCGCCACCTTCGGGTATCTGAAGAGGGTTCGACCGAGGGGTGGAGTTCCTCCCATCCGAGTCAAGAGAACGAGGTAGACATGACCACCATGGTCGGCCGACTCTCGTCGGTCTTCACGATCTCCGTGGGTGGGAACTTGGTCGAGAGTGCCAACATCGGAGACACAGTTCTGTACCTCGACGATGTATACGACTTCAACGAGTCGGGGGGGTACTTCACTCTGGACGATGGGGCCACCCAGATCCAGTACGATTCGGTGGACCCTGACTCCGACACCATGGCTCTCACTGATCCCCTCACTGATGCTCTGGACATTACGGATGACGAGGTCTATGTCGCCGTGTATCCTCTCAGCTATGTCAAGAAGGGAACCGTCGAGTTCGACGACGATGACGAGGGAGTCACTGCTCGAGTTCCTCTCGTTCTTATGGGCTATCTTGACGAGGGAGTTCGAGATCCCTTCACCGAGGAGCAGGTGCTGGTCAGTGATGCCTCGGGTGAGTGGGAGATCATCCAGGTAGATGACTACATCCTTCAGTCCCCCGAGTCAGTGGGGGGTGATGGCAACACCATTGGAGCTCAGCTTGACTACCTCAACAACACGGTGATTCCGTTCATCAACTCTCAGATCAGCTATCTCAACGACACCGCTCTGCCGGGTCTGGCGTCTGATCTGGCCGACGCCAACGCGGCCATCTCTGGACTCAATGGGCTCTTCCCCATCACCGAGACCAGCATCTCCGACGGGGCGATCACCACCCCCAAGATGACCGCCAACAGCATCAACGGAGATCGGATCACCGCCAACACGATCAACGCCAACAAGATCGTGGCCAACTCCATCGGCGCCTCCCAGATCAGCGCGACTTCGGTGTGGGCTGCCATCGTCACTGCGAACACTATTGTGGCAGACACAGTGGATGCTTCATGGGTCTACGCCGGCACCATCACCGGTAACCAGATCAACGGCGGCACCATCACCGGCGTCACGATCCAGAGTAGTTCGGGTACTGCTAAGGTGGTCATCGCTCCCAACGCCTACTTGGGTTCTGACGCCATTGCCCTTTACGGTGCCAGCAGTGTCGCGGGTTATCTCTACACCGCTAATACTTCCAACCTGACGGTGGGAGCTGTCAGTAGCTTGAAGCTCTATGCCAACTCCGGCATCGCTCTCCAAGGTAGCGATGTCACCATCAGTCCTGCGGTGGGAGGATCGGGGGGTAACCTTACTGTGACGGGGGATACTCACAGTGGGGATGTTTATGTCACCAACGTTCCCACCACCGGTTCGGCGGCCAACACCTACATGGGTCCAGCAGGTCGTCTGTTCACCTCCACCTCCAGCCGCAGGTTCAAGAAGAACATCAAGAGCGCTGAGCTCGACCTCGCTCCCCTGATGAAGGTGCTCGTCAGAACCTTCAACCGCAAGGATGCCGAGGACAATGGTCATCCTGAGAATCATCTCTATCTCGGCTTGATTGCCGAGGAGCTTCACAAGCTGGGGCTCACCTGGTGGGTGGTCTACGACGTCAAGGGCAAGCCCTATTCGGTGGATTGGAACAATGTCGTAGCTTACCTCATTCGAGGTCATCAGGACCATGAGAAGCGACTGCAGAAGGCTGGGATCTGATCCCGGCCCAGTTTCATTGACCCGACAGCAACCGACCTCCTATGATCTACCAAACAGGCGACTTGGAAGGAATGAGATGAGTTACTTGGTCAAGCGAGAGGATGAAGCTCATGCTTGAGTGGCTGTCCACCCATGGTGACCAAGCCAGCGGCGTCACCGTGCTGCTCATCATCTCCATCCTGGTCATCACCGACCGTCTGGTCTGGCACACTCGGCTGAAGAAGGCCGAGGCCCGAGCCGACAAGCTGGAGAGGATGCTCTTCGAACTGATGGGGATCGTCAAGCCGACCAAGGTGGCTCTCGAGACCACTACCGAGGCACTGACCAAGCTGCCCATCCCTAGGGGTTCTGAGGAGTAATCATGGGGCTCTTCTCGAAGCGCAAGGATCGACTTCAGAGGGAGCTGAAGGAAGATCAGCGGTTGGATGCTCTCGGTGAAGAGGTACACCAGATCATCGAGGAAGCTAACGAGCTCTCCCATCGACTGGAGGAGCGTGCCAGCAAGAACACCTGGACCGCCGGGTGGCTCGAGATCGCGAAGGGACTGGGAGAATGAGCTTCGTCTCTGAAGTAGACTTCTGGAGGCATGCCTCCATTCTGGTGGGAGGCATCGGTCAGACCACGTTCCTCATTCTCTACCTGAGGATCATCGACTGGAGACTCGAGCAGGCTCGAGCTCTGTTCACCATGGCCTTTGCTCTGGCTCTTCTCACCGACACCGCGTCAGTGGGAGCTTGGCTGGACTGGCCCGGTGAAGACACCACGATCGTAGCCCTCTACTGGGTTGTAGCGGTGGCCATCTACGTCCAACTCATCACCTTCGTCATCCAAAGAGTCAAGTACAGAAGGGAGCATCACCGATGACCCTCAAGATTCTCCAGGGTCCCAGGGCCAAGCATTTCGGGGGTCACAACGATCCCACGATGTGGACTCTGCATGCCACCGTATCCGCCACCCGAGTCGGCGGAGCCATGGCCACGGCCAACTTCTTCCACACCGAAGAGCTGCCGACTTCGGCTCACTACGTGATCGACCCGAAGAACATCGTTCAGTGCCTGCCCGAGAACGTGGTCGCCTATCACTGCGGTCACAACCAGGACAGCATCGGGATCGAGCTCTGCATCTACCCCCTGCTCGGCTCCATGACCAACTGGCTGAAGCCGAAGTCGAAGCGGAAGAAGCTCAAGCAGCACCAGGCCGTCGCGCCCATCACCTGGCTCCGTCCCCGCGTCCGCCGGATGCTTCGCCTCGCCGCCAAGCTCACGGCCGAGGGCATGCACAAGCGGGGTGTGGAGCCCACCTTCCGGGGCGTCGCTCAGCTCAAGACGTGGGAGCGGAATCACCACGACAAGAAGTACGGCGGGGTGACCACCCACAACAACATGAGTCAGGCCTTCCACGAGTCCACTCACTGGGACCCGGGCGCTTGGCCTCAGAACGCTTACATGAAGATGCTTCGTCAGGAGTACGCGGCTCTTCAGAAGTCCAAGAAGGCTCCCGCCAAGGGCAAGGGCAAGTGATGGCCGCCCCCGCTCGCAAGAAGGCCGAGTCGATCGAGATCCATCCCCAGGTCGCCTCCGAGATGCTTCAGCTTCGTGCTGCTCTCGAAGAGGCTGAGGTCATGCTCCGCTTCACTCGGGATCGGCTCGTGACCGCGAACGCCCAGATCCGATCTCTCAACGAGGAGATCAAGAGATTCAAGGAGAACTCCGAGTGAACATCGATCTCAGCAACATTCTTCCGTCCTTCGTTCGGACGGTCGTTCCGATCATCTACGGCTTCCTGATCCAGGTCGGCGTCGGTGACTGGTTCGGCCTCGACGGGGACGCCCTGAAGTACATCATCGCGGTCGTCGTGACTGCTCTGATCTACCTCGCCATCCGCATCCTCGAGCACTTCATCCCCGCTGCCGGCATCCTGCTCGGCTACGTCAAGATGCCCGAGTACGAGTCCTCGACGGTCGTCGCCACGAAGGCCGCTGTCAAGGGCGCCAACAAGAAGCAGGCGAAGAAGCTTACCTAGCTCGGCCTTACACCAAGAGGCCCCCGAACTCGTCGATCGCGAGACGGGGGCTTTCTTGTGAGCATGATGCTCGATCATCGAGTCAGGGATGCCGATCAGGCAATCCCAAAGACTTCTCCAAGCGATCCGGATGGGGTGACGGGCATCATCATGCGATCAGCATGCCGTATCGGTCCCTGAGCTTCCCAATGAAATCCCGTGCTTCTTGAACATTGCGCGGGTCGTTCCAGAACGCGCTCGCCCCGCTCGGGTGTGGAAAGTTCCAGATCTCCACTCGAGACTCGAGCTGGGGAAAGCTGAGAGCCTTACCCTTGAAGAAGGGTGACTGATGTCGGGTGAGCGCCTGGAAGACGGAGTGACCGCAGGCGAGCACCACCGAGAACTCGGAGGTGGCTGCCCAGAGTTTCACCAGGGCAGTGGCTCGGATCATCGCGGCCTCTCGGTCGAAGGAGTCACCTCTCTGGAACTTGACCGCCGGCACATCGACGAGGTTCTGAAGATCGGCCAGACGGTTCAACGCCTCCCAGTGCTGGACACCGAAGAGATCGCAGAGTCGTCTGCCGCTTGGTCCGGTGAATGGTCTGCCGTCCCCCTGTCTGGAGGGGGCCTGACCGACGATGTGAAAGTCGTTCATCTTGACCGCCGGAGTACCACCACATCCTTCGTGACGAAGGAGCAGGGGGTAGAGTGCAGCTTCGGTTGGTTGCAGTAGAAGGAGATGGTCTGGAATCCGGGCAGTCCCTTGATGGCCACGTTGATCTGACCTATCGGTTGACTGCATTCGTTGAGGGCGTTCCGTCGGATGATCGACTTGGCGTCATCCGAGTACTCTTCGTTGGGCAAGCTAGTTGTGCTCCTCGGTCTTGCCAGGAAGCCCCCGAGTGACGATCACTCGAGGGCCCCCTGGGGTTCTTGCAGGCTGGCGAGGCCGGCGGGTGAGAAAGGTCAGTCCTCGTCCTCGTCGAGCTCGAGGTCCTCGTCCTCGTCCTCGTCGGGCTCCGGAGCAGCCTTCTTCTTGGCGGCGGTCTTCTTCGCCGGCGCCTTCTCCGAGCCGTCGTCCTCGGCCTTCTTGGCGGCGCGCTCGGCGTCCTTCTTGGCCTTCAGAGCCGCGAGCTTCTCCTTCTTGTCCTCCTCGAGCTCGCCGTCGGTGAAGGCCTTGATGATCGCCTTGACCTCGGGGTCGTTCGGGCCGCTCCAGTCGTAGCGGCTCCGGTTGCCCGGGATGACCTCGCGGTTGACGCGACCGGAACCGTCGCGCGCCATCTTGCGGATGAGAGTGCGCAGCTCGCGGGTCGTGACCTCCTCGCCGGTCTTCTTGGAGATGAGCTTGGCGAGGTCGGCGACGCCGAAGGTGACCTCGTCGGAGGCCGCGGACTTCTTGCCCTTGGGCTCCTCCTCGACCTCGTCCTCCTCCAGCTCCTCGAGCTCCTCGTCGATCTCCTCCGGCTCGGGGGCCGGCTTCGACTTCGTGCTCTTCTTGGCAGTGGCCATCATGTTCTCCTGTTGTACTGATGCGAAGTTGCCCCCGAATGGGGCGGTGAAGTAGTACTCTATGCGATCTGAAGCTGGCTGTCAAGGAAACCTGGCACATCGCTCTTCCAGCTCCAGATGCCGTTGACAGGGCAGGGGGAGTCTTATAGCATGCGAGGCATGAATGATCGCTCGCCCGCGATGGAGAAGCCATGGCCGGCTACCTCGTAATCAGATTCGAGAACGACGACAAGGCCAAGCTTCTCATGGAGAAGCTGGAAGAGGCCCCTTCTGCCGAGGTGGTGGGTTGGTACCGAACCCCCACCACTTTCTGCGATGGCTGCCCTGGCCCCGACAAGATCGTCATCAGCAAGTTGGGCGTAGTTCACTGCGCCTACTGCAAGAAGCCTCGATCCGATCGCTGGCACACTCTCAAGAATCAGCTGGAAGACCCCGAGCTTCTGCCCAGCAGCATCGGCATGCGTATGCTCGCGATCGAGGTGTGGGAGCCTCACCAGAATGACCCCGTCGACCAGACTCGACCTGAGTATATCGAGAAGAGAAACCGAGAGATCCGAGCATACTGGACCATCAGCAACGTGAAGTCTCACCCCGACGCGGGGGGAGGGGGGATAGGAGGACTGGGTGCCTCTCCCAACCCTAACAGACGATCGAAGAGAAGAAGAGCTCGCAAGAGCAGGAATCCCAGAACCATGGGAGAGGCGTTGGGGGAAGAATGAGTAGGCTGGTTCTGATCGAGTTCGAGGACAAGGACTCTGCCCAGTCCTTCGTGATGAACTCCCACATGCCCGAGCAACTGGGTTACGAGGTCAAGGGCATGTGGTTCCTGCCTCGGAAGAAGATCTGCGAGTGCCCTGGAAGGGCCAACGTCAAGAACTGGAGCAGAGCCAATCGGTTCTCAGTTCCTGTCTGCGTCAAGTGCGGCAAGCCCTCGAACTTCTGGGCCAAGGGTCTCATGACCCGTCTCCAGATCGCTCTGGGCATCAACCTGATCGAGGAGTGACATGGAGCTCGAAGTCTCGGAGGGGGCCTGTAACTGCCCCTTCTACCACGACCCTCACACCTTCACCATCGTGACCTCGGGCTTGTCTCGAAAGCCCATGCTGATGATCTGCGAGGGCACCTTCCCCGACAAGGCCAAGCCCAAGTTCTGGGAACGCAGGTGAGAGTGCTGGTCTGCGGGAGTCGGAGATTCGACAACCGTGACAAGCTCTTCCACACCCTCGACGAGCTGAACGCCTCTGCCCCAGAGTTTCTCGAGATAGTCTCGGGAGGGGCTCGGGGAGCAGATGAGCTGGCTCGTGAGTGGGCCGTGAAGAACGGGGTGGATCATCACATCTTCTACGCTCGCTGGGAACAGGAGGGCAGAAGCGCGGGTCCTCGACGGAACCAGCGGATGATTGACACTCGGCCGGACGTCGTGATAGCGTTCAAGCCTCACTCGGTCGGGCCCACCAAGGGCACCGATCACATGCTTCGTCTGGCTCTGAAGGCCAGGTGGAAGATCTCGATCAAGGAGGTGTATGGATGAGCAAGACTCGTCCCGGCAGTGTGCCGTGGCTCAGAACCAACGAGATCATGCTCGCCGCCGACTTCAGCACTGCCAAGATCAGAGAGTCTCAGATCTGGGCCGCCCGTCACCGCAAGTGCTCCAAGTGCGGAGCGGCTCCATACACCCCCTGCAAGAACCTGAACCAAGTAGCCAAGGTCGGTTTCGAGAAAGCCGCTGCGTGCAGATATCCACATCCGGATCGAATCGACTACGAGCTTCTCTACCGAAAGCTGAGGGATCGTGGATACTGCGACTAAGAAGCGTCACAACATGTACCGTAGGACGTACAAGTTCAAGACCAAGCCCTACAAGCACCAGGTACAGGCGCTCAAGTTTCTGATGTCCACCGGCTTCGGCGGAGCTCTGCTCATGGAGCCCAGGACCGGCAAGACCAAGACCGCCATCGACTACATCTCCATGCTCCATCAGGCTGGCCACGTCAACCGGGCTCTCATCATCTGCCCCAACGGGGTCATGGGGGTGTGGGAGGAGGAGATCCCCAAGCACTGCCCCTTTCCTCACACCGTGACCGTCTGGGACAAGAGGAAGCGCAAGCGGGATAGGGTCAAGCAGAAGAACACTCTGCCCAAGTATGGCCGAGATCGTCTCGACTTTGTGATCGTCAACTATGACGCAGCTTCTGTGCCTGGAGCCATGAAGCGGATCACTCGGGGCCCACGAAAGGGTCAGATGCGTCGTGTTCGGCAGGGGGGCCGCTTCCACTTCAAGGAGCGAATCTTGGCTTGGGATCCTCAGATCATCGTTCTTGACGAGAGTCACCGCATCAAGTCGCCCACGGCCAAGAAGAGCAGAGTTATCCATGAGCTGGGTCGGAAGGTTGACTACCGACTCATCTTGACGGGGACCGTGGTCACCAAGAAGAAGCGAATCTTCGACGTGTTCTCTCAGTGGCGATTCTTGAACCCCTGGAGGTTCGTCGATGACACTGGCTCCCAGATGAACTTCAGCGAGTTCAAGAGTCACTTCTCCCGGGTCATCGAGAAGAATGGCTATCCTCAGTGGGTGGGCAACAGAAACGAGGATGAGCTTCACAAGCTGATGCACCTGGATGCCTTCTCGGTGCTCAGGGAGGATTGCTTCGATCTTCCCCCACTCACCGAGCAGGTGATCCCGGTCGAGCTCGAGGAATCGGCACAGGCGTACGACCAGATGGCTGAGGACATGGTCGCACGGATCCGAGATGGAGAGGTGACAGAGGCAAGCATCGCTCTCGTCCAGAGTCTTCGACTTCGTCAGATCTCCAGCGGCATGGCCAAGATCAATCCCACCAAGGAGCATCCCGAGGGCGTTCTTCGCATCATCGGCAGCGAGAAGTTGAGTGTTCTCGAGGATCGCTTGGAAGACCTCATGGAGGCCGGGGAGCATGTGATCGTCGGCGCGACCTTCAGAGGCGACATCGCTCGAATCGAGGAGCTCTGCAAGAAGCGGAAGTGGCTCAACTTCACAGTTCAGGGGGGAGTCCCCATCACCGAGCGTCACCGCATGAGGAGGGCTTTCGAGGGAGCCTCGGAGGGGGCGGTCTTCATCGGCAACCCCGCAGCAGCTTCTGAGGGCATCGACCTTCGATCCGCCGCCATCATGATCTGGTACTCGTTGCCCAACTCCTGGGTCCACTACCGTCAGTTCATGGATCGAAACGCTCTTCATCCGGGACCCAGGTTCGTCGAGTATCTGCTGGCCTCTGGAGCAGATCGACTCGTGTATGAGACTCTCATGGAGGATGGTGACATCGGCAAGCGGATGATCACGTCCCCCGAGCGCTTACTCCGTGATGAGGAATCCGAGTGATTGACGCAGGGATTTGATGTCTGATAGACTTCGGATGATCTCATAAAACCGAGGAGTTGAACGACCATCATCATCGTTGAAGGCCCCGACGGCGGGGGCAAGAGCACTCTGGCCAAGCACATCTCGACCGCGTTCGATCTTCCTATCTCTCCCCGAGTAGTGGACAAAGACACGAACTCCATGGTCGATCTCAAGAGGTGGACCGAGAACAACGTCTGTCTGGGCTTCCAGAAGAAGATCTTCGATCGACACCGGCTCATCTCTGAGCCCATCTATGGGTCGATCATGCGATCCAACTTCGAGCCGGGCTTCGGCGATCTGACCTGGCTGCACATGGCCTATGCCAACTTCTACAACCACTGTAAGCCGCTCATCATCTACTGCTTGCCTAGCTATGATGTCGTCCGAGCCAATCTCAAGGAGGACGAGGACAACCGAACCGTCTTCCCCAAGATCCGTCGCATCTACTCTCTCTACGTCTCGGCCGCCGCTCGAGACCTCTCTCTGGGTCGCGCCATCTGGTACGACTACACCCAACACTCGCCGATGATGATCCACCCCTGGATCAACAAGGCTCTGGAGGAACTCGCCCATGTCTGATTCCACTCCCGGCTGTACCTACACCCGTCCTGACGGGTCCATCTGCGGACTCGACAACGACAACAGCACTCACGACGCGCTGGAACATACCGGCCATCTTAGCCACAGCTATCAGCCTGCACCCAGCGTCGGTGAGACGGCTCGAGCCGCGGGCGAGGGTCTGATGGAGCAGCTCCGCAAGCTCAGCGTCCACACCCAGCTCGGAGGGGCCAACTCGGGTCCGTACCCCTCGCTTCACCTGAACGCTGGCCCCTTCCGCGATCCCCTGACCGCTCCCGAGCAGATTCCCCTTCTGTTCGGCACCTGGCTCTCGGAGACGAAGAGGCTTCAGGAGTCGTTCTTCATGCACCACTATGGTCACGAGAACTTCAGGGAGCTTCAGCAGGCTGGGGAGCAGGCCATGGCCGCCTACCTCAAGGAGCAGGCGTTCTCGATGTTCAGCGAGGTGAACGAGTTCACCGGCGAGTTCTCGTGGAAGCCCTGGGCCAGCGCCTCCTTCGTGAACCGGGACCTCGCAGTTCAGGAGCTGATCGACGTGCTCCACTTCGTCGCCAACGCCCTCTGCGCTCTGGGTGTGGACATGAGGGAGCTCAACCTCAAGTACTCCGAGAAGATGAGGGTGAACGAGGAGCGACAGAAGGCGGGCTACACCGGTCTCGACAAGTGCTCCGAATGCCATCGGTCGTTCGATGATGTGGCCAAGGCTCGGGGGCTCCGGGTGGATGAGGTCAAGGTAACCAAGTTCAACCTCGAGAAGCCTCAGACCATCATCTGTCTCAACTGCGCGGTGGGTGAGTCATGACCTTCGACTTCGGTCCTCAACCCCCTCCAGAGCCAGAGGCCCCCCTCTGGTTCAAGGTGCTGGTCTGGGTCGTGGCTGGAGTAGGTACGATTCTGGTCCTGGTCGTGATCGTTCTCACCCTGCTCTTCCTGCTTCTTCATCTCATCCAAAGCGTGACCAACCTGATCGGAGATCTTCTGTGAGGACTTACAAGGCCCCCACCATGACGGCATTGCACGACATGCTCTGCCAGTCCCTGTTCGAGGCCAAGCCGGATGAGCTCGATCTCATCTCGAGCGTCGATGTCCAGATCCACGACGTCATCGCCGAGGCCGACTCGATGGTGTGGGACTTCGACCTCAAGGATCTCTGGCTTACCAAATCTCGATGGACCATGATGGTGAACCAGTACATCGACGCCGATGAGCTCGAGGTCTGGATCAACAAGGTCACCTCTCGCATCGGCACGACCGGTCGAGGAGTGGCGGTCATGCGAACCAAGATCGTTCAGCCTCGGGGAGGCAAGACCAACTCGGAGACTCGGCGATGGGGCTCCTGCATGTTGGCTTTCAGCTACAAGGCTCTGCCCCGGCCTCAGATCACCATGATCTCTCGAACTTCCTACCTCGGCTACATCGGAGCCCTCGACATGACCGTCGCCTGGATGGTGGCTCGCTACCTGGGTGAGGCTCTGGGCCTGGAGGTCGAGGACTTCAGCTTCGTCTGGATGAACCAAGCTCTGCAGTGGCACAACTTCAAGAGTCTCGCCTACCTGCTCTCCCATCACGACCCCGAGCTTCGCAAGCACTACCGCCGGCTCATGACCAAGAAGCTGGAAGATCTGGAGCCCGATGAGCTGGCCAAGCTCGAGCAGGCTCCCGGCCTCGCCATGACTCGCAAGTGGGTCAACAAGATGATGGATGAGGACCGATCCAAGACTCACTATGGTCAGATGACCTACAACACCTATCGACGCATTCGTCGTCGCTGGCACACCGAGATCTTCGGCTACGAGTTCGCTCAGCGGTTCGAGGGCTGGTCTCTTCACAAGAAGGGCCCCCAGGAGGGGGAGCAGAAGGAGTTCTTCAAGGCCTACTTGCCCCTTCCCAACTGTCCAGTCTCCACTCTCGACCTGGGTATGTTGGTCAAGAAGGGCGCCGATCTGTCGGGCCTCCCCTTCGCCGGCGAGGAAGAACTGGATGACGATGATGATGAGTGACGCCCTCGCATCATCCCAGCGATCCTGACGACTTCCCAAAGCACTTCCAAGGAGCAACCAGCAATGATGATGCACGATGCGGGCGATCGTCGAGAGACCTTCAAGCAGGCTTTCTCGGACATCGTTGAGGAGTGGTTTCGACAGAAGCCCTTCGACCGGGGCGAGGTACATGCCCAGAAGATCACCACTCCCGAGATGGTGACTCGAGAGCTGACCAACGTCACAGTGATTCTCGATGTGCCGAACTATGCTTCGGCTCTTCAGCACAATCTGGAGCCCAATCTGCCCTGGGCCGAGGATCACTTCAAGGAGCGAGTGGGAGGCGAGCCTCTCAATCCTCCCCCAGCCGAGGCCTGGTGGCCCTTCGCCCAGCAGGGCAACTCGGCTCACAAGAAGGGCGAGCTCTTCTCCCACACCTACCCGGAGCGATTCTGGCCGAAGGAGGCTGGCTGGGATCACATCGACTCTGTCATCCCCCACTTCGGCATCAGGTTCCGCTACGGCGACCTGGGGGATGTGGTGGAGGTTCTTCGCAAGAACCCCAGATCTCGCCAGGCTTACCTGCCCGTCTGGTTTCCCGAGGACTTGACCGCAAGTGTCCAGGGCGAGCGAGTCCCCTGCACCCTGGGATATCACTTCCTCCAGCATGCTGACGGCAAGCTTCACATGAACTACCACATGAGGAGCTGCGACCTGGTGAGGTTCTTCACCGACGATCTCTACATGGCCGCTCGGCTTCTTCAGTGGGTCTGCGAGAAGGTGGCTATGAGTCCGGGCACCCTCGAGATGCACATCGCCAACCTTCATGCCTTCCAGGGTGATGAGCACTGGCTCAGGCAGCGAATCCTCATTAAGACCGACCCTCGTCAGAACTACAACTGGAGCGCGCTGGGATGAGAATGTCACGAGATGAGGCTCTGTTCGCCAACGCCGAGATCTGGGCTGAACGAAGCACCTGCGACCGGCTTCACGTGGGCTGCGTGATCCATCGGAACGGCCGAACGTTGGTCACGGGCTACAATGGGGCTCCCCCAGGCATGAGTCACTGTCCCCCCAACCACTCTCCCGACGACTGCCTCGCCGTCCATGCGGAGCAGAACGCCATCGCCTTCGCAGCTCGGTGGGGTGTGGAGCTCGAGGGTGCCGCCATCGTGGTGACTCATCAGCCTTGCTTGAGCTGCGCTCGACTGGTGATCTCCAGCGGTCTGATCTCAGTCACCTACAAGCATCCTTACCGACTCATCGACGGGCTGCTGCTGCTGGAAGCCGCCGGCATCACGGTGACTCGGATCACTCCAGTCGATAGGATCGCTTAGTGACCCAGCTTCAACTCATCCGCGATCCTGACTGCGCCTTGTGCAAGCTGTGCGCCACTGCGGACAAGATCTGCCAGATGGGCTTCGGTAACCCTCGAGCCAACGTCATGGTCGTCAGCAAGATGTCGAACAGCGACGCCTGGCAGACGGAGCTGGAGTCTCAGCTGTCCGACGTCGGAGTGGATCTCGACGACGTCTACTGGTCCCAGGCGATCAAGTGTCGAACCTTCGACCAGGACGCCTCCAACGCCGACATCAAGGCCTGTAGAACCTACCTCGATCAAGAGATCGAGCAGGTGAAGCCCAAGTTCATTCTGGCCCTGGGCAACGAGGCGCTCCTCGCCACCACCGGTAGATCGGGCATCACCAAGTATCGAGGACGAATCCACGATCGACCCGACGGCATCAAGGTCATTCCTACGATCTCCCCATCGGCGGTCAAGCGAAGCCCCGGCCAACTTCCGGGTTACTATGCGGACCTTCGACTCTTCGTCAACCAGGTGCTGGGCAGGAAGTCGGGCATCCGTAAACCTCGGTACGCGATCATCGACGACCGAGAGAAGCTTGACATTCTCAAGCGAACTTTGCCTCGAGTCAAGGACTTCTGCTTCGACATCGAGACGGTGGATGACTACTACCAGAAGACTGGCAAGATAGTCTCGCTGTCGGCGACCTGTGTCCTCGACGACGGCAAGCTCTTCGTGTTCGCTCTGCCCCTCTATCACCCCGAGTCGCCCTGGCGAAAGCGATGGAAGGCGGTGCTGGAGTACCTCAAGCCTGAGCTCGAGGCTCTTGAGCGAGTCACCGCTCACAACGGCTCATACGATGTGAAGTGGATGCGTTGGCATGGCATCCGGATGAGGTTCACATTCGACACCATGCTAGCCCTCCATCTGCTGAACGAGAACATCCAGAAGGGTCTCAAGCCGGCATGTCAGGCTCGACTTGGAGTGGAGCCCTGGGGCATCGACACCAAGTATCTTCTCGACAAGCCCCTGCTGGCCATTCTCGAGTACAACGTTCTCGACACCTGGTACATGTACCACCTCAAGCTACAGGTGGTCGAGGAGCTGGCGGCTCAGCCCATGCTGGTCAAAGTGTTCAAGTTCGTGATGATGGACGGGGTCAACGACCTGGTGGACTCCGAGATGCGAGGCATCTACATCGACGTCGAGCGACTCATCGAACGAACCCCCATCGCTCAAGCCAAGCTCGAGGAGATCGAGGCTGACGTTCTCGAGAAGGCTGGGCTTCAGAAGGATGGGCGACTGCTCACCCCCGATCAGCCCGATGGTGTGGAAGATTGGCCAGTTGCCAAGGTTCTCAAGACTCGAGGACCCGTCTACTCCACCCCCAACCTCAATGCCTCCAACTTCGCCAAGTGGATGCTGTTCGATCACTGTGGTTTGCCCATCATCTCGAGGGGCAAGGACAAGCCCGATGGTTCTCCGGGCGACCCCAGCATGGCCGAAGACGTGATGCTGGAGCTCCGGTCATCTCACCCGGTGGTGCAGCCCATGCTTGACCGAGTCGAGTGGCAGAAGATGCTCTCCGCCTTTCTTCTGCCCTACGCCGAGCTGTATGACGAGGATCACCGAATCCACACCAACTTCAAGATGGCGGGCACAGTCACCGGTCGTCTCAGCTCGGGCAAGAACGACGAGGACAAGATCTCCGTAGGCAAGGGCAAGGTTCGAGGAGTCAATCTCCAGCAAGTTCCTCGGAACCCCTTCATTCGAGGCCTGTTTGGAGCACCTCCCGGTTGGTCCTTCGTCGAGTGCGACTACTCCCAGATCGAGCTGCGCATCGCTGCGTTCCTCAGTCGTGACCCAACCATGCTTCAGCTCTATCGCATGGGCGCTGACATTCACAAGTCCACCGCTGCCACGGTTCTGGGTATCCCCGAGAGCCAGGTCAGCAAGGACGACCGCAAGAAGGCCAAGGCCGTCAACTTCGGCTTTGTCTATGGCATGGGATGGAAGAAGTTCATCGAGACGGCCTTCACAAAGTACCAGGCGGTATTCACCGAGGAAGAGGCCAAGGCAGTGCGAGAGGCTTACTTCCGTCAGTTCGACGGACTGCTTCCCTGGCACGGCAGGCAGCGTAACCTGGTCAACAAGTATGGTCGAGTGCAGTCGCCTCTGGGTCGAATCCGTCACCTCCCCGACATCTACTCGCCCGACAAGGAGGTCCGAGCCGAGGCCGAGCGCCAGGCGATCAACTCGCCCGTTCAGAGCTTCGGGTCTGACCTCGCGGTCATGAGCATGGTGGAGATCAACAAGCGGTTCCGCAAGCTCGGCCTCGCCGGGCATTGTGTGGGATTGGTTCACGACGCGGTCAACTATGAGATCAGGAACGACTGTCTCAGGGAGGCCCTTCCCATCATCCAGGACACCATGGAGGACATGAGCCGGCTCGAGCGCAGGTTCGGGGTTCACGTCGACATTCCGATCTTGGCCGACATCAAGGTGGGCACCCGATGGGGTGACGCTCGAGAACTGACTCGAGAAGAAGTCCACGACTGGGCCGCGTGATTGACTGCTCGTTGTTGTTCTGATAGATTATCCCATACCGACCGAGGAGGAACCTGATGATGGCGACAGCTCGGCAGCTCGACTTCAGCAAGGTCGATCTGCACGATCCCCAAATGACACCCAAGCCTGTCGTGTCGGAGCACCCGCTGATGAAGTTCGTCGGTCCGAAGCCTCTCTACCCCGACCCCGATTCGGGACTTCCGATCCTGACCAACTCTATGATGAGCGCCTTCCGACGTTGCATCAAGCAGGCGGAGTACAAGTACTACCACCGGCTCAAGCCGAAGATGCTGGGCAAGCCTCTCAAGCGAGGTACCTGGGTTCACTCTCTGCTCGAGGAAGATGCTCGCGGGGGTGACTGGAGGCTGCTCCACACCAAGCTGACCAAGCAGTTCGACAACCTCTTCGACGAGGAGAAGGAGTTCTACGGCGACTTGCCGAACGAGATCCTCGCTCTCATGGAGGCGTACTTCTGGCACTACAAGCAGGATCCCTGGACCTATCACGAGGTCGAGCTGGAGCTCACCGCCGAGCTGAACGGCATCAAGATCCGCATCAAGTTCGACGCGCTCGTGGAGAACCAGTGGGGCCTCTGGTTGGTGGATCACAAGACTCACAAGACTCTGCCCAAGCTCGAGTACCGCATGCTCGACACCCAGTCTCCTCTCTACATCTGGGTGGCTCATCAGAACAACATCCCGGTCAACGGCTTCATCTGGAACTACATCAAGTGGAAGCCTCCGACTATGCCCAAGCTGGTGTACAAGGGCCAGGCTCGTCAGCGACTGAGCCTCCAGGACATCGAGACCGACTACCCCACGTACATCCGAGCTCTCAAGCAGTTCCGTGACGAGGATGGCTTGGTCATCACCCAGGACTACAAGGACAAGGCCAAGTACCTCAAGAGCCTTCAGTACGAGCCGGGACGAACTCAGGCCTCGCCCTTCTTCCGAAGGGACGTCATGGAGAAGTCGGACGACATGATCGGTCGAGTGCTCAAGGAGGCTCACCGCACGGCTTCCCGAATGAACTCCTACGACTTCACGGATCCCGATGCGGTCGAGCGCACCGTCGGTCGTCACTGCGAGTTCATGTGCAGCTACAAGGACATCTGCTCGATGGAGCTTCTGGGCGCCAACACCCGACCTCTGCTTCGTCAGAACTATGAGGTCGGCGATCCGCTGAGCTACTACCACGACCGAGCCGGGGACATCGAAGGAAAGGAAGAGTAGAGGTGCCAGAGAAGGACTACCGCAAGATCGCGGCCGGCAAGATCTCCCGGCCCGCTGATCTCAAGCGGATGCCGAGGCTGTTGGTGTACAGCCGCAACAAGAAGGGCAAGACCACCTTCAGCATGTCTGCTGGTGTGGGAAAGACTCTCGTCCTCGACCCCGAGCAGGGTACTGACGAGATGAAGTCGAAGAACCCCCACCGCTGGCCCATCCAGCGATGGGAGGACATCGACGATGCCTACGAGTACCTGAGGCACGTCAACGAGTGCCCGATGCCCGACTGTGAGTTCGGCAAGGGTCACCCGTTCGAGTGGGTCTCGGTGGATGGACTCACCAAGATGAGCAACATGTCGCTCAAGTACGTCATGAAGATGGAGGAGGAGAAGAGCCTCACTCGCATCCCCGGCTTCGTCCAGCAGCGCGACTATGGCAAGTCGGGTGAGCTGATGAAGGACGTGCTCATCAAGTTTCACAATCTTCCCCTGGGCATCGTGTTTACCGCCCAGGAGAGGCAGGTCGAGCCTGAGGACTCGGAGGAGGACGAGGACTACGAGGGTGTCACCTCGAGCTACGTCCCCGACCTTCCGAAGAGCGTCAGAGGCGCGGCCAACGCCATCGTGGATGTCATCGGACGCATCTATGTGGTCAAGAACGACGAGACCGACCCGCCCAAGAAGGAGCGACGGCTCTGGATCGGTGAGTCGTCTCGGTACGACACGGGGTACCGATCGGATTTCGTGTTGCCTGACTACATCGTCAATCCGACGATTCCGAGGGTGGTCTCCATGATGAGAACCGGGCAGCTCCCGGTCAAGAAGAGGGCTTCGGCCCCGACAAGGAAGAGGTAACCAATGGCTGAGGCAGCCAAGAAGGCGTCGGTTCACAACGTCGACTTCAGCAACGTCAGGGAGCGGGGCAACTTCAACCCGAAGCATGTTCCCGAGGGCGACTACGCCGCCAAGATCGTCAAGGTCGAGGACGGCGAGTCGAAGAAGGACGGCTCCTTCCAGTACATCTTCACCTTCAAGCTCAAGAAGTACTCGCAGGTCTCGTACCCGTACTACTGCAAGCTCGAGGAGAACCAGCTCTGGAAGCTCCGCAACCTGCTCGTCGCCGCCGGCATGAACGTCCCGAAGTCGAAGCTCAAGCTCGACCCCAACAAGGTCGTCGGCAAGGAGGTCGGCGTCACGATGGAGGACGACGAGTACGAGGGCAAGATGAAGTCGATCATCGCCTCGGTCTTCCCCATCAGCGAGCTCGCCGACACCGACGACGAGGACTCGGAGTCGAGCTACGACGAGGACGCCGAGGACGACGACTCGGAGGAGCCGGACGAGGAGGAGGCTCCCGCCCCCAAGGCCAAGAAGAAGGCCGCACCCGTCGTCGAGGAGGACGACGAGGAGGAGGAGGACGAGGTCGAAGATGAGGAGGAGGCCGACGAGGGTGACCAGTTCGACGACATGGACCGCACCGCTCTGAAGAACTACATCCGCGGGATCGACCCCGAGTTCATCGCCAAGAAGGCCCAGTCCGACGACGACCTCCGAGTCGTGGCTCGCGGCATGAGCGCCTCCGAGGATGAGGAGGACGACGAGGAGGAGGAGGACGAGGAGCCCGCCCCGGCCCCGAAGAAGAAGGCGTCGAAGAAGGCGGCCCCGAAGCCGGCCGACGACGACGAGGAGTACGACGAGATCGACATCAGCGAGCTCTGATTCCTCCAACCCAGAAACTCGGCCGGGGCTCTCACCAGGGCCTCGGCCGAGGCCTCGGAGAAGACTGCCTTGACGACTTGACTCCTCGAGTCTAGCATATCTCCGAAGGCAGCGGGCGAGCTGTTCTCCAGGGGCCACCCAGCTCCTCTCCTCGGTCGGGAAGTTCTTGCTGGGTGGCCCCACTTCAGCGTTCAGGAGAAACCATGTCCACACAGCCCGAGTCGAAGCTGAGCAGGAAGATCCAGAAGGCTCTTAGGCTGGAGGGCTGGTTCTGCTTCAAGGTTCACGGCAGCGCGCTGATGATGAGCGGTCTCCCCGATCTCGTGGTATGTGCCGAGGGCAAGTTCATCGGGCTCGAGACGAAGATGCCTGAGAAGCGATCCAACACCTCCCCAGCGCAGCGTCTTCGGCATGCTCAGATTCGTGACGCTGGGGGCTGGGTGTATGTGGTCACCTCAGTCGAGGAGGCGGTCGAGTCAGTTCGTGAAGCGCTCAGGAGCTGCTGAGGCCTCGAACTCGTTGGAGCTCCGCACTCGCTAGGTCGACGGGGTCATCCGGACACTCCAGACATCCCCGGCTTGATCTCCGAACGTCAGGACTCAGAACCTCCCATAACTCTCGATCGTCGATCGCGGAGTCAAGAGATCCTTGGAAAGTCCCCAATGACCTGAGGTATGATGATCGCATGATCGCGCATCATCATCATCCCGGTCATCCTAAAGAGCATTAGGGATCGCCTCATGCGCATCCCGTCGCGCATTGATCGAGCGATGATCGAGGGGTCATCCCAGCCAGATGTTGCAGAAGCCGTTCAGGGTGTGGAGAATGCGCTCGATGTTGATGTTGTGGCTGAGCTGGTGCCAGTAGAACGAGCAGAAGCTCTGCTTGTGGTGAGGGTGGCCGTAGTACCGGAGGATGATGCTCAGGAGCCAGGATGTCGTGTACCAGTCAGGCATCGTCGTCCTCGTCTCTCTGGTTCTCCCAACCCTCGATGAGCGGGTCGGGGGTCAACTCAGCGCCCCACTGGAAGAGTTCCCAGTGAACCGAGAGGGTGACGGTGAATCCGTCGCCGGGGATCATCAGGTCCTGAACCAACCCGTCCTCACTCATGATGATCTCCTGATCGAGGTACGTCATGAACGCCCCCATGGCGTCGCCCAAGTCATGGGACTCGAGGCCTCCGGAGAGCTGCTCGGCCAGGTTGATGAGAGCTTCAGCATCGGGCGCGTCGGTCTTCAGCTGGTAGACGCGCTCAGCTCGGCAGGTGTGGAAGTCTTCGTCAGTCATCAGTTCCTCCTCGTGCGGGGTTGATTGATCGCATATGACCATGATATATGACGGGGTTGAACACCGCAACGGTTTTGGTACACCAAGTCACAGCCGAACGGAAGACCGGACCCCCTCAACCAGCAGCGTCGTCAAGGGGGTCCGGGGATCATGGAAGTTGAGGTCCAGCTCAGCCGGGGAGATGTGGGCTCGTACTCGGGTGTACCGACTGAGCCGGACCGGTCAACTACTGATATTCAGTTGTGAGAGATACTCTAGGGCAGAGTCGCCCTCGAAGTCAAGGCATCCCATCACCATGATGGCCAGCGATTCTGGGAACTTCAGATTGAACTTCAGATCATCATCGCATGATCGCTCGCTCGCATGATGCCGGTCGATCTTTGGCTCCCCAGAATGATCCCGAGAATGACCCTCGCATCGCGCATGATCGCGCATCGCGGGGGCATGACACGACAGTGCCCCCTTTCGGGGGCCACTGTACTCAGTGCTTCTTGGTCTTGCGCTGCCACCAGCGCTTCTTCCTGACCGGAACCTGGTCGATCCAGACCTGGGGGAGCAGGATCTGACGGTTGCCCGTGAGGATCTCGAGCATCTGGGGGGTCATCCGGATGTCCCCCGAGGCCGCCCGAGCCTTGATCTTGTCCAGCTGAACTGCCCTCTCGTGAAGGCTGCCGAAGTCGTTGGACTCGTTGTCGTCGACGAACCGGATGTGAGCTCCCCCGGGAAGTTCGAAGAAGCTGCCGAGAGCAGGGTGAAGGGGTTCCGGAGGCTTCGGTCGGTAACCCAGCAGGGGGAGGTCGGAGTCGATGAGCCGGTCGAACAGGGCTTCCTTGAGACCCTCCTCGGTGGTGTGGATCTCCCACACCCGAAGGGCGGTCGTGAGGTTGCAGTGGCAGTAGGTCTTCGAGGAGTCGAGCTTGCGGTAGCAGGCGCCGCACCGGGAGCACATGGACTCGAAGTAGACGGCGTGGTCTTCGATGCGGGGTTCAGCGGCGAGGGTCATTGCAGTTCTCTCTCTTGTCGTGCCATGAGTCGATCATGGTTCGGGCCGCGGGCACTGAGCCGGCGGAATCCAGGTATGCTTCGTCCTGGAAGATCAGGGCTCCACCATCCCGCAAGGAGACTATGCGGTAGCCTCGATACTCGTCGTTCTGGTGGAAGTTCACTTGGACTCGGTCTCCTCGAGATCGTCGGCGTTCTTGATGCGCCACGAGCAGCTGTTGCAGACATAGAGCTTTCGTCCTGAGCTCTTGTCGGTCCCCTTGTAGGCGATGGGGTAGATCTTGCAGGTCATGCACACCTTGGAGGGATCCTTCGGCGTTCGTGACTTGTAGTAGCCGTAGGGTTCTTCCTCCTTGGTCACTCGAGGCGACCTAGTCCGGGTGCTGGGCTCGACCCCCTCCTCCCTCGCTCTGGCTCGACGGCACTGCGCACGAGCCTTCGGTGTGGAGTCGTGCTCGCACTGGGAGTGGTCGATCATTCCCCGGCCTCGTCGAGAACCAGCTTCTGGCCGTAGCCCGTGCCGAGAATCCCACACCCGAAGGTCTGCCAGTGCTCCTCGCACATGAAGGCCCAGGGGCCGCCTCTCGTCTTGCCGTCGTAGACGGCGTCTCGGGCGTCAGGGTCCTCGGGCTTCATCTTGCAGAAGTCGCACTTGGGAATGCGGTGAACTCGGGCGGTAGTTCCCATCAGTTCTCGACCTTTCGGAGGCAGGCGGGCTTGACTCGGATGTTCTGGCTGTATCGAGCTGAGGGCTTGCGGTCGAGAAGAACTCGAACCCAGATACCCTCGAAGTCGATGACGATACCCCGATGACCGATGAGGTACTTGGGCTTGATGTTCGTGAGGACGACTCGGTCACCCGCCTCGAGGTTGGCGCTCATCTCGGCGTTGGTTCGCCGGCGTCGCTGCTTGATGTAGAGGTTCAGGTCCTGGATGAAGAGGTTGAACTCGTCGTCATCCAGCCTCTCGAGATGGGGGCGGAGCCGAGTGAGGAAGCTCATGAGTCATCCCTCTCATCGTAGGGGTCCTCGCCGGCAAGCTCGAGGACGGTTCGCCTGGCGTACTTCTGGAGCAGTCGCTGGCCAGCCATGTTCGGCATCTCGTTCAGCAGGTCGCAGGCCGCGTTCAGATCGGGACCGAAGTCATCCCCCTCCGCAACGTGACTGCCGATCAGGTTCCTCATCCGATCTACGAGCAGCTCGGTGGCCCGCTCGTAGCTCTGGTTGTGGATGAGGTCCTGGATGCGAGCGTGCTGTGCCTGGTTCTGGGCCAGGTTGGTGAGGAGTTCTTTGGAACTCGTCATCATGGTGTCATCCCCTTCCTTGATCGCATCGCGCATGGCATCATCATATCATGCCTCGTCATTCTCCGAAGGACTCCGCGACGCCGGTGTTTGCGCCTCGGCCTTGAGCTCTCGGAGGTGACCTCGCATGAACTCGACCCTCTCGCCACGGCTGTTGAACTGCATGGCAGGGTAGTGATGACACCGAGCCCCGTACTTGATCTTGGAGCCCTCGATCACCGCGTAAGTGTTGAAGTGGCTGGCCATGTTCTCACTTCCTGAAGTTGGGGATTACCTTGCGCAAAGCTATGTCGAGCTGTCGCTCGGAGTAAGAGGTGATGTAGAGCTTGAGTCGCCCGTCTCGAGCGTAGACGTGCCAGAAGATGTCCCAGCGATAGATCTGGTAGAGGGAGCGAAAGTGAAGAGTTCGCTTGTGAGGTTTGTTCTCGCCTCGGAGGTAGAGCTCCCGACGTTCTTCGGTGTCAAGGGGAGACAGCACCTTGTCCAGGAAGTTGAAGTGGGAGGTCACCATCATGGCAAGCTCTGCCACTCCCCCGAGGAGAGCTGAGACTGTCGCTTCAGCGGAGGATTGATGGTCTCGTAAGCCTCGGAGAGCTGTTGAACCACCAGATGAGTCAGGTTGGGACTCAGAAGAAGACTGATCTCATCCCCCTCCTCCGAGACGAACTTCATCTCGATCTCCTCTCGCTCCACCAACGTCGAGTACTTGACCCGGTAAGCCCAGATGAACTTGACCCGGTAGGTGTCCTTGCGCTCTCGGAATGGCTTCTTCTTGAACAGGCCCATCACATCTCCAGATCTTCCACGATCACCCTCAGCCGAGAGGGAATCTCGACAGGAGCCTTCTTGGGCTGAGGAGTGAACTTCTTCTTCGAGGCCGGGTGAGACTCGGCCTTCTTGCGCCAAGCCTTGAACTCGGCTTGAATGGTGGGGTAATCCTCGGCAGCGAACTCGTACCTCGAGCCCTGCCCAACTGGCTCGACCGACGAGTACTTGCTTCGGAAGAACTTCCTCAGCGTCTTGCCGTCGGTGCCGAGTCTCATGGCAATCTGCTTGGCCGTGTAAGTCTCACGGTCAGGCAGACTCGAGCGGGCTCGCTGGGCGGCAGCTCGCTCCTGTGCAGCCTTGCTCATCTCCATGCTGCTTCTCCTCGGTCATCGGAGTCTCCCCCGATCATTGCTGCGCGCATCATCGCATGGGGTTCAACCATCGGTCAACTCGCGATGCTCTCGGTCGACTTCTCGAGCTGCTCGCTTGGTGTGGAATCTGAACCCGATCTCCGCCGCCATCAACACCGAGAACATGCCAAGATGCCCGCAAACGACCCAGCCCGTCATCATCAGAGCCAGCCCGTTCAGAACGAACATCTACCTCATCCCCCTCCGATTCACCCAGTCGAGGGTGATCGAGAGGAAGTCCATCTCGGTGCCGTCCTCTTCGGAATCCACCAGTCCCTCTCCCACCAGGAAGACATCGCCCACCAGGGGCGGCAAAGAATGAAGCACCGGGGAGAGTCGAGGATTGGGAGGCAGCTTTCGAAGAAGTCCCTCCTCGTTGCATACCAGAACGACTCGGCAGCCGCACTCCATCCGAGGCCAATCTCTTCTCACAATCTCGATGGGGCCTCCCACCAGTCGCTGGAAGACCGAGAGTCGATTGCCGATCTGAGTGAACTGAGGGGGAGCATCTCCCCTCACCGGCACAGCGACGACGTCGATCAGGGCGGTCTTCTGATGCACGTGATCGGGGATCATTCGTCGTCCATCTCGCAGTCGGTCTTGAGAGTGCGAGTGTTCATCGGCACTCCACACCGATCGCAGCCGTAGGCCGCTCCATCTTCGGAGATGTTCTGCTGGTCGGGATCGACGAAGACCACCGGCTCGCCCTCGATGCCTGCAAGCACTCCCACCGGGGTGATGGTGTGCTTGACCCACATGTGCTCCATTGCTCAGTCCTTGCCCTTCGTAGCGATTCGTTCTGAGGCGCCGCAGATGCAGCACCTCAAGATGTCCGGGTCGATCTGGAAACCCGGGGGGAAGCCCTTGTGCTTGCGGTAGTACCTGAACACCGTGGGGCGTCGGCAGAACCGGCACCATCGGTGATCCTCATCGTCGGGAGAGATGGGAGCCTTCCACCTCACCTCTCGAGTGACCTGGATCTTCCTGCCCTTGCCGTCGATCTTGTACTTGCCCTTGATGCGGACGATCTTGGTGGGCGGATCGAAGCTGAGAGCCGGATGCCGGATGCAGCCATCCATGGCACCCGCGTTGATCGCCCTGACGAAGATCTTCCAGGCCTGCTTGTACGTCAGCTTGGTGTACCTCGACCAGGGCTTGCCGGCCTCCTCCTGGATGTAGACTTGCCAGAGAGGCCGATCCCAATAGGGCTTAGGCTCCGGAGGGGGCGTCTTCAGATATTCCCTGTACTGAGGATCCCGGAGTAACTCCCTCATCGTAATCACCCCAGCATCACCTCCCCTTAATCATTGAGCGCATCATGCGAGCATCATATGAGGGGGAAGAACCTCAGTCAACTCTTCGACTTGGGGGCTCAACGTTGCGCGGGATCATCGCGTTTGATAAACTGAGTCGTCGACGCCATGACGCGATACAACGCAGAGAAATCATGGCGTAACAACCAGAACTGAAGCAAGTATCGCGTGAACGACTCGTTTTCGACGATTACGCGAAGAACCGAGGAGATGTGATGGAGAACCACAACTGGCCCGCTCCCGAGGAGCACGTCTGGAGCCCCTGGATGACCAAGACGGGCTTGCCCAAGGCGACTCAGTGGCGGGGTTGCGTTCACCCCGAGTGTCACGAGACCGAAGAGAGGCCGGCACCTCTGGCATGAAGATTCAGGAAGCTCTAGCAGATCTCCAGTTCGGTCTCGAGCTCGCTGATGGAGAGACCGTTCAGGATGCCATGATTCTGATGAGAGTCTACGACCTCTCCAAGGGTCGATCCACCTTCGCCATCTCGGTGAACAATGGCATCGACCCCGTCGTGAACGAGGGCCTGTTGGCCTGCGCTAACAAGATCTCCGCCGAGAACGGCTGGCGAGACCTCGAGGATGACGAGTGACCTCGATCGAACGTGCGCTCAAGATCATCAGTCGGGCTTGGGGAGATCAGGAGGGGTTCGCGTTCTTCCCTTACATCGACCGAGCCGAGCAGATCAGAACGGGCCGTCGTCAGGCTGGGTACAACGAGGGACCCATGAGGCCGAAGGGCGATGAGCGAGGACCGGCCTTCAGATGGCCCCAGGATCGAGCTGAGATCGTCAGGTACTTGAAGGAGCACCTCGACAGGGGCCACGACACCTACTGGGCTCCCAGCCTGTTCGAGTACCCCAACCGACGCTCGGATCTGGCCATGGATGAGCATGCTCTCTGGGCCGATCTCGACGCAGTGGATCCTCGAGACATCCCCCCGGACCTTCAGCCAACCATCGCCTGGGAATCATCCCCCGACCGATTCCAGGCCCTCTGGATCGCCAGTGACGGCGACTTCCAGGGTGCTTCGTGGCCGGGCAACGAGAACCAGCGACTGACCTATCTTCTCGAGGCCGACCCCTCCGGGTGGGATACGACCCAGCTTCTTCGCATTCCGGGCTGGCCCAACTTCAAGCCCGACCGAGTCGAGGAGAATGGGGGCAAGGCACCCAAGGGCAAACTTCTCTGGTCCACTGGCCCCGAGTACACCATCCGAGACTTCGCCGAGTTGCCCGAAGTTCGGGGGGCAGTCAGCTCCGAGCTCACCGAGGCTCTCGAGTCGGAGATCGACTCGGTGGATCGCTACGAGGTCATCGCTCGGCTGAAGATCAAGCTCAACCACACTGCCCGAGAGCTCATTAACGCTCGAGAGGTCAGCGGTGATCGAAGCGGTCAGATGTGGTATCTCATGCGTTGCTTGGCCGACGCCGGTGCGACGGTCACCGAGATCGTGGCGGTCATCCGCCCATCGGTGTGGAACAAGTTCGAGGGCCGAGCAGACGAGATGAAGCGACTCATCGCGGAGGCATCCAAAGCCATCGCGAGTCGCTCCGAGGAAACGGTTGAGGCTCTTGAGGAGGAGCAGGAGCGTCCTCGACCCACTCGACTCGGTGATCTCCTGAGGAACATCAAGAGGCCGGTCTGGCTCATCGAGGGGGTGTTGACGGAGGGAGCGTGCGGGTTCATCGCTGGCGAGCCCAAGACCTGGAAGTCGTGGATCGGCTACGACATGGCCCTCTCCATCGCCACCGGAGCAGACTTTCTCGACAACTTCAGAGTGTTGCAACCGGGCCCCGTGCTGTACATCCAGGAAGAGGATCCCCCTCCGACTCTGAAGACCCGGGGAGCCAAGATCTGGGTGGGGAAGAGCATCGACAAGCTCCAGCTCGACGACGATGGTCATGGTCTCTACTGGCTGCCCCCCGCTCATGAGTCCGCCTTCGATCCCGACATCAATGCCTATGTCCAGAACGGTGTGACGATCAGCGACGAGGCCTGGCAGCTTTGGCTGGATGAGACCATCGAGGAGGGCATGGATGGAGTTCCCTACAAGCTCATGGTCATCGACACTCTGATGATGACCGCGGGGCTGGTGGATGAGAACCGAGCTCAGGAGATGACGACTCGCATCTTCAAGCCTCTCAAGGTACTGGCTCGCAAGCACAACATCGCCATCATGGTAGTTCATCACCTGGGCAAGTCTGACAAGCAACGCATGGGTCAGAGAATGCTGGGCTCGGTCGCCAACCATGCGTGGGCGGAGGACAGCATCTACCTCATGCGGTCAGGCAGAGACAAAGTGAGAATGGAGTTCGAGTCGAAGGTCGCGCCGGCCGCCACCTACAAGATCACCAACCTCGAGAACCTTCGATGGGAACCCAAGGTCGATCTCTGGTCCCCGAAGGACCAGGGAGACTCGGAGAATGTCATCGACTCCACACCGCCGAGGCGGCAGCGATCGACGGCCGAGAAGAAGACCAGGGCAGAACCTCCCAGCAAGGTGCTGGCGGCCATGGAGATCCTGGGGCCCGGGTCACACAATGTTCACGACATCGCGGCCCAGGCCGGCATGGCGTACAAGCAAGCTCATCGTCAGTTGAGCAGGGAGTTGGAGAAGGATCTCGTGGTGAAGGTAGGAACGAGGTGGTCACGGAGATGACCAGGCAGAGACAGTCGTTCTCGAACGGCTCCAAGGACCCAAGCTTCGGCAAGGGTCTGGATTGGGATCGGGTTCGAGCCGACTATGAGGCTCGCTTGCAGGCCAACATCGACCGCAAGGGAAGGGCCACGGAGCCCGATGAGATCGCTTACTTGGAGATGAAGTCGGGCAAGAAACCCAAAGCTCCTGAGGCGATCCCAGACGCTCCCAAGAAGGCGTCTGGCCCCAAGCGAACGCGCAGCGACTCGATGGATCATCTGCGCCCCAAGATGGTCGAGCTCTACGTTGAGTTCAAGCTTCCCGTCAGAGAGATCTCTCACGCCATGAACATCTCCCACGTGACGGTGATCCGACACCTGACCAAGGCGGGGGTCTACGACCCGGGTCGAGATATGCCCCAGAAGAAGATCAGATGCAACCGGGGCCATGACCTCAGCGATCCTGACAAGCGGATCGAGAGAGCCGACGGAGGTCTGACCTGCAAGGAGTGCCTGGCCATCAACGAGCAGATAGCCGCGGGCATCAACAGAACACTCGAGAACTTCTATGGAAGGAGTGAGCAGTGAGCAAGAACCTGACCGTGACCTTCACCGACGAGGAGCACGCCAAGCTGAAGAAGATCGCCGACGCTCTTCAGCTCACCATGGCCGACGTGCTGGTGCTGGCCGCCCAGCGACCGCTGAAGGTGGATCTACCGGAGGATCGACGGGCGTGGCTGATGGAGAGGAAGCGCCAGGTGTCCGCCGAGCGGAATCTCTCGGCTCCTCGCTCCAACGCTGGTCGTCAGGTGAGCCAGGTCTCCACCGAGCAACTGAGAGCAGACGTGGCCTTCCTGCTCAAGCGACTGGGCCGACGATCGCCCACGAGCGAGATCAAGGACCTGCTGAAGCTGACCACCACTGACAGCCGGGTGCTGCCCATCCTCAACGGGAATCCCCAACTGTTCCGGGCCGTCCAGGCGCCCACCAACAACGAGCTTCGGGGCAAGTTGCAGCAGTATCTGGGCAACAGCGGTCGTCAGCCTCGGTGGTACAAGTACATTGGACCCGAGAGCGATGGGGATCTGATCGAGCTGGTCGGAGAGCCTCGAACCGAGGCCCAGCTGGAGGCCGCCGAGAGGCCCTCCACACCCGCCAGGCTGCCCCGCATCGGAGAGAAGCTGGAAGTTGACTATGTGGAGACCAAGGAGGAGAGGGCGGCCAGACTGGAGGCGTTGGTCGCCGGCAGGAGTCAGAACATGTTCGCCACTAAAACCGAGGTGGACGAGATCTTCAAGCACAAGGCGTCGGTCCTGGAGATCGACTTTGGATTGATGGAGGAAGAATGACCGAGAACATCTACGCCCGCGTGATCGCAGACTCGGTGACCGACGAGGGTCATCGACTGACGACGATGGAGATCCAGTGCCATCGCTTCGTCCTCGCCGAGTTCAACACTCACAGGGCCTTCAGCCGCAACTCGGCCAGCTCGAGGGCCATCCCCTTCGAGAAGCAGATGGAGCGCATGGAGCAGCTGGGAATCGCGTACCCGCTCTCCTGGCCTCGTGAGCAGAGGGGCATGCAGGGAGGCGAGGAGTTCGACCCCGAAGACATCGAGAAGTTCAAGGAGGTGTGGGGTCGAATGGCCCGGACCACCGCCGACATCGCTCGATCTCTGCACAGTGCCGGGCTTCACAAGTCCGTCGTGAACCGCCTGCTCGAGCCGTACATGTGGCACAAGATCATCGTCAGCGCCACGGAGTGGACCAACTTCTTCGACCAGCGATGCAGCCCCCTGGCCCAGCCGGAGATCAGGGAGGTGGCCGAGGAGATGTGGACCGCCCTCGAGAACTCGACCCCGATCTCTCTGGCCCCCGGCGAGTGGCACCTGCCCTACATCGACGAGGATGACTGGGATGCTCTCGCGATGGCCACTTGGGACACCAAGTTCACAGACATGGCCAAGATCTCGGCAGCTCGCTGCGCCCGAGTCTCGTATCTCACCCACGACGGCATCAGAAGCGTCAAGGCCGACCTGGATCTCTACGACAAGCTGATCTCGGCGACTCCGCCGCACTGGTCGCCCCTGGAGCACGTCGCCACGCCGGCACCCTCGGACCTCATCCCTCTGGGCAACTTCGACGGCTGGGTCCAGCTCAGGCACGCGGGACTCTGACATGACCGCCTGTCGAGTTCTGAATGGGGTCTGTCTCTCCCTGACTCACGATCACGACGCCAGGGGCGAGCTCAAGCGAGTCATCTGCCAGGGCTGTGTGGAGTGGAAGGCCCTCGACGAACTCCACACCGATGCTGAGGGGCAGCGCTGGGACGTGTGCCAGGACTGCGTCGCTCAGGGCCGAGTCTAGGAGAACGCCTCCCGAACTTTCCGAAGGGCGTCGGCGTGACCCTCCAGGTAGCCCTCTCTGCGAGCCTCCATCACGAGCTTGGCCAGCGCGTGCTTCTTCTCCTGGGGGGTCATGTCCGACCTCTGAATCGCCCCGATGGCTCCGAGAAGACTCATGCCCACGGCCAGTTGCCGTAGTTCAGCCCGTCCGCGAGCATGTTCGTCAGGAACTTCAGCTGCTCTTTCTGCCCAACCCCCTTCTTCTGGAGCTGATGAAGCTCCGTCGTGATCTCCTGCTGAGCAGCTCCGGTCGGAGCCAGATCAAGCAGCACCGCGTGAACCGAGTTCACGTTCTCCATCATCGCCATGTCCAACCTCCCTTGTCTCTGCCCCAGGGTGGGGCATCGGCATCATCATATCATCTGGGCATACTCCTGTATACGAGATGATGACTGGAACATGACTTTATCTACTTCCAATGGGCTGATCGCATAATCATACCCTATGAGACCTTAACTAAAAGTAAGGGCCTCATATACGAGTAAAAACGCGAAGATCCACGGGAGGAAAAGAAGAAATGACGAGAAGGATGAGTCTCTTTCTGTTCGACGAGGAATGGGAGCAGCTGAGAGAGAGGGGAGATCATCTCCAGCCCTGGGAGCGAGTCACTCTGGTGATGGCCAAGTATCTGGGACAAGAGATACCCTCCACGAAGTCGGGTCAGCGAGAGTGGATCGAGGACCGAAGAATCGCCCAGATGGCGGAGGGGTTCCACGTTCTCGAGCCGGGCGAGGGAAACAGGGTGGTGGATCGAGTCTGGAAAGCTCTCGAGAGTGAGCCCCTGACCATGACTCAACTCTCCTCAAGATTGGGAACGGGACGATCCACTCTCTCCAAGATCCTGAGCGAGAATCAGGGCAAGCTGTTCGAGGTGGTGGGAACGGGAGCCAGAAGAGCGAATGTCTGGCGACGAGTGGACAAGAAGGAGCATCGGGCGGGAAGATTGACCAGGCATGACCTCACTCTTCTCACCAACTGGCTCGAGGACAATGGCCCAGCCGAGCTTCTGACGATGGAGAGAGAGCTCAAGATCAAGAGGTCCACTCTGAGACTGATGCTGAAGGGTCACCCGGAGAGGTTTCTCATCTCGGGAGAGAGAAGAGGCCGGGGACGTGGAAAACCCGCTCACCTCTGGGCCGTGAGAACTGACGATGACCCGGAGTGAGATCGTCGTACTGGAGGTCGCGTCTCTCTTCGCGCCTCGGGGGCGCTCGGAGCCGCTGACTACAACACCAATCATACTCCGAGCATCGAGGGGTCTTTCTTGATTGGGGGAGGGAGCAAGAGTGAGACCGAGAGGAGGGCTGGGGAGAAGACGATCGCTTGAAGGAAGGCCATTGGGAAGACGATGAGATGATGAGTGACTGAATGATGCGTCGACGATATTCTGGTCGCTTGAAGAAGCCTTTGGGATCGCGAGAGAAGGCAATGAGATCGCTCGATGATCGGTCGATGCTCGATCAAGCGAGGAGATGATGATGAGATGGAGCGATGGGGACGGGACGCGATACTCTGGGACCGGGAGGGACGTGGAAGACGAGACACCTGCTCGGGGAGGAGCGAGGACGATTCGGGAACTGGGGGTCGGAAACTGCGTACGGGAGATACTTTGGGGGAAACAACGAAGGTACAGGATCGGGAATGATAGCCCAAGTCGGGACATTGGATGAAGGGGATGAAGGATTCATGACCCCCACTTTACGGCTGTTCCGGAAGAGTTTCTGTCTGGATCGAGACCTGTTGCTGTTTCAGAGCGATCTCGAACGCTCTCAGGAGCTGGTGAGGAGGTGGACAGGATGGAACTCCAGGATGGGCTCGAGGTCTGGATATACACCTCACCCGAGACTGCAGATCTGTCGAGACCGACACCACGTCAGGACTGCTCTGTACAGACACGTGGCTCGTGACGTCAGGACCACACCGCTCCCGGACTGGCTGTCCGGTGCTGTCTGCCTCTACTGAGGGATGCCGAATCCCTCCCGGATCGCCGCCACGGAGCCCTCCAGCTCCATGAGCTCGTCCTCGACGATGGAGCGGTCCGCGTGAGGGTCCGTCAGAGACTGCTCGAGCAGTCTGAGGGCCTCGCGGGATCGCCTGATGTACTGTCGAATCTCGGTCTTGGTCACTTGGTCACCTCCCCCTGCACCCAGATGTCGATGGTGTCCCGGCACTGTCGGATCAGAGCCTCCCGGTCGGTACCGTTCCTGGTGTAGATGTAGTCGAGCTCCTGCGTGCCGGGCATGATCTGGTAGACCAGAATGCCGTGGACGTCGGGGCGAAGAAGATAGCCCCGGTAGATGATGTCGTCGGGCGTTGGAGCATGGTCGGCGATTCTCATGGTGGAGTCTCCAGTTCGTCGGGCGATTCGTCGAATGAATCGCTGAATGCATGATGAATGACTCCCCGACCCCTGTCAACTGTAGGTGATGACATGGTGTCTTGGGGTCTCTGGATAACGAGGGCATAACGATGGTGTGATCACAGTTGACTCATGGTATGGGGTCTGCCATGATTCTCCCATCGCATCGAATCGGCGACGAATCGAGCGGGGCGCGAATCAATCGGGGTTCGGGTCAAGGTGCAACAGGGAAAGAGGGAACGAGAATGGCGCAGATGACGACGGCGGAGGTGGCTGAGGAGCTCGGGACCGACACCCGGACCCTCCGCAAGTTCCTCCGCTTCGACGCGAAGAAGAACGAGGCCGAGACGCCCGGGAAGGGCGGCCGGTACGCGATCGAGAAGAAGGACCTCCGGGGCCTGAAGTCCCGCTTCGCGGCCTGGAAGTCGAGCTCGGAATCGAAGCCGAGCAAGAAGGTCGAGGTCGCCGAGACGATCGACGACGAGATCGACGACGCCGAGCCCACCGGCGCCGACCTCGAGGAGATCGAGGACGAGCTCGAGCTCGACTGACGACGCCCGGGGGCTGGCCGGGGAGACAACCCGAGCCAGTCCTCGGACCTCGAAGAGAACAGGACCTCTCCGATCTTTGGTAGAGGGGTCGTGATGGGGTCCTGTTCTCCTCCGGGTCCGAGACGCGGGCACCTTGGAAGGAGAACGAGATGAAGATCTGGCTGAGCTCGGTCACAGTGAAGTTGACCGAAGACGAGAAGTACCTCTCGGTCTGGCCTCACTACGAGGGGGTGGACCGACCCGAGACCGCGGGCTGGGTAGTCCACGAGCGAAACGTGGGCCGACTCTGCCGAGCGCTTCTGGACGGGGTCGCCGAGACCCTGCTCTCCAACGAGATCCCCCTGATCGACATCCACGGTCAGACCTACGCTCACACGAAGTCCAACATCTATGCCAAGCGGATGGGCGCAGATCTCACTCGACTGGGCTACTGACTCCCGACGCGCGAGTCAGCTCGGGAGGTGTGGAATCCTGGGTGACTCAGGAGCTGCTGGGTCAAAGGAAGAGTTGGAAATCGTCGGTCGTGAGTTAGGGCAGAGTCCGAGCGAGTGACGACGTGACGACGTCAGGACTGAGGCCTGACCACGGGGACCTCGCTAGACCGGGGTCGATGACAGTTGGTCAAAACAAAGTAGTCTGAGAGTGATGCGCAGTCGATGCAGGGTGCGATATGATCGCTGCATGATGAATCGCGCACGGGCCATTGAGCGAATCGGCGCGACGAATCACGACAACAACTCTACCGAAGGAACGACCATGACTGACTCCCGCTTCACCCTCTACCGCGACCACGCGATCTTCGCCGACAACGAGGACTCGCTTCTCGACCTCTCCGACGACGAGCTCCGCGATCTCTTCACTGACCTCCTGATCCGACTGGGACGATCCCTCGCCGATCTCTATCCGACGCTGCCCGACGGCCGCATCTACTACTCCGACTCTCACGTCGATGACGCGAACCAGATCCAATCTCTGATCAACCACTGCATCAACATCACCTACAACGAGGACTTCACCACTCCCGACACCTACACCGCCTTCCTCAACGCTCTCGACGCCGGCCTCGCTGACGACCTGACCTACCTCTTGACGATGGTGAACTTCGACACCGACGCCTTCGACGACGCTCCGATCTTCCGTCACTACAACCTGATCGACGAGGACTGACATGATCCCCACCGCACGCATCATCGCCGACCTCGTGGACCACTCCGAACTCGAAGGCGACGACCGACAGTCCCTGATCGACGCTCTGACGATCGACGTCTACTTCACCCACCGAGTCGACATCAAGCTCGCTGACGACCGCACGCTCACCACGCTGACGATGAACCGAGACGACGACGGCTGCCGCGAGGTCTCGATCATCGCCATCTACGACCACATGCTCAACAAGCTGGAGTCCATCCAGTACATCGTCGACTCGACCCTTCGCAACTATTTCATCACTCTGGGGAACTGACATGAACATGCGACTGACCGAACGAGGGAAGAACCTGATCGCCATCCTTCTGGTGATCCTCTGCTTCCTCGCCATCATCCTGGCCTGGAACATCTCCAACAGGGCGAACGGCTCCACACCGCCCATGAACCCGGTCCCGAACTGGATGACCAAGGACTGCCGGTACTTCGACAACGTCAACTGCTACTGGGGGCACGACTCGCACGACGGGCCGTACTACGTCCGGGTGATGCCTCACGACCCCAACTGGGGAGGCAAGACCGGCCTGGTCTGCGTCTTCTACGTCCGCCATCCCCGACTGGACTACTGCGCCTAGCCACAAGTCCAGCCCCGGAGACAACTCCGGGGACAACTGGTGGTGCTGACGTCCAGACCGCGACCTGGACACCGGTCCCAGCTCGGAGTCTGGCTGAGAAGATGACGCTGGAGAGAACACTCGTCGATCGCGCGTGCGAGCGCATCGGGGGCGACCTTCCCGCATGAACTCGCATCCTTGGAGCGATTCTGGAGCACTTCGGGATGATCGCGCGCATGATCGCGCGCATTGATGCACCTCAGGTGCCCAGGAAGGCGGGATTCTTCCCCCTGAACTCACGAACTCCCGATGCGAGTCGATGCAGAGTTGTCGCGTCTGGTTCTCATCTCGCTCAGGAGCTGGCAGCGAGGTAAGCAGGAAGGACGTCGTTGGAAGCTGGGTTCTGGCCGAGTTCTTCGAGTCCCGACGTCAGGACAGCGACTCAGGTGTCTGAGCGAGGTCTCTTCTGGCGCTCAGGAGCTGCTATGTCTCGGCATAGCATGGACGTCGTCTGGGTTTGTGGTCTGGGCTTGGTGGCGACGTCAGGACTCCCAGCGCTCAGGAGCTGCTGACAGACCATTGACCTAGGAACCGTGGAGGGCGTCGAGCGAGGCGCGGGAGTTTTGCGTTCGGGGTGCGGAAGTCGGGGCGGCGTCGGGGAGAAGGGGGTTCGGCGTTTGGGCGGGAGAAGGGGTGCGAGGTCGGGGTAGTTGAAAGTTCAATCATCGGGGCGAGCGAATCGACAGGGCGAATCGCCCCCCGCCATTCGACAGAGGGCGATTCGTCATGCGCGGCTACTTGCTGGAGGGCTTGCCCTTCGGGGTGCTCTCCGGGGCGCTCTCGGCGGGCGATTCGGCGAGCAGAGCGGACACCTTCACGGTGCCGCCGCGGCGACGGCCCTCACCGTTCCGCCAGGCGTCGAATCGCGCCTTGAGGGCCGGGATGTCGGCGCTCGTGATCTCCCACGATCCGCCCTTGCCCGGCGTGGCCGCGCCCGTCGATTCGGCCGACTCGCGGAGCATCCGGCGAATCGCCTTGCCCTCCGAGCGTCCGTAGCCCATCGTCTCGGCGGCGTCGCTTGCGTTCATGATTCGATCCCTTCGGTAGAGGTGTGCAATCGGCTGATTGCCTACGGCCATCGTATCGAATCATCATGGAGTTGTGAAGCGATTCGATGCGCCGTGATCGAATCGTTATGAACCCCCCCATTCGATCGAACGCATGATCGAATCCCCGCATCTTCCAGACCGTATCTCCGGGAGTGACGGGGTCTCCCCAAAAGTACTACCACGTCAGGGGGCAATCGGCCACAGTTGACAGGCATCATCACCCCGTCATAGCATGCCTCCATGCACTACTTCACGAACCACCCCAAGCAGCGAACGAGGTAGCGAACAGTGACCGCCTCAGTCAAGATGAACGACTCACAGACGAGCGGTTCCGAGACCATCATGGCATCTCTCGGCGCCATTCTCTCTCTCACGACCGGCAGAATGCTGGGCCTCATGGACGAGGTCTGGTCGCTGCAGAACTTCCTCGCGGGCAGGGAGCTGATGACCCACGAGCGCACTCTCGCGTTCGAGGCTCACCAGAAGTTCCTCCTCAAGCAGCACCCCGAGCTCGCCGAGGCCTTCCCCGACGACGATCTGGTCACCGGGACCATGAGCTGGGAGGAGCGACAGCGCCGGGTCGAGGAGTGGGTCCGCTCCGTCGCCAGGCACGTCGGCTGGGACATCGCCGAGGTCCAGATCCCTCCGGGCGGACGCGACGAGCACTCCTTGGGTGTGGACCCCGGAGCTGGCTGGGCCAACGTGCTGCAGAAGATGATCGATGGGGAGTCTGACTGATGACGTGGCTGTGCGAGGTGACTGGCAGCTCTGCTGAGGGGTACTGTAAGTGCATCGAGCCCGCCGGCCACTGGCCCGACACCCCCCACCGATGCGTGCATGGGAGGTGGGACTGAGATGCCTCGAGTTCACAACAAGCGACACGAGACCGCTCCCGAGGACGCTGTCTACATCGGTCGAGGGAGCATCTGGGGTAACCCGTACACGATCGGGGACATCGACGGGTTCACCGGCGAAGTCATGGATCGGGAGAGAGTCATCGAGAGGTACCGCTCTTACCTGGTGGGTCATCCTGAGCTCGTGAGACGAGCCAGAAGGGAGTTGCGAGGCAAGGATCTCGTGTGCTTCTGCAAGCCCGCGGCGTGTCACGGGGACATTCTACTGAAGATCGCTAACGAGGAGAGGGCATGAGAGCTAGAGAGTTCTACGACACATTCGGGAACGAGACGAGTCACGAGGATGAGGTCAAGGTTCTTCTGACCGACGGCACCCTGCTTGACGTCGTCGAGATCCGGCGTGACTACGAGACGAGCGAGGCCGTGATCGTGGTGGATGGGGCATGAACCCCATTGACCCCGATCCAAAGAAGATTCCACACATGAGGGAGAAGTGAATGAGGAAGTTGAGCATCGCGCTGGCTCTGTTGCTGGCGCTGCTGTTCGGGGCGGAGAGCTGCGACGACGGCGGTCCGAGCAATCCCACGCCCGACAGCGACTCGCAGCAGAAGTACGACACGGAGAACGGGAAGGCGACGATTCCCGTGGACACCCAGGCCTACGTGATCACGGGCCAGGTGGTCGGGCCGGTGAACGACCTCACGCATCAGGTCTCGCCGGCTCAGGGAAGCCAGGACGGCTACCTGATCGGTGGCTACGGGTCGATGAACGGTTCTTTCACGGGGGCACAGACCGAGGGCAAGAGCTTCGTCAGGCTGTTCGTGACCTCTGCGCAGCCGAGCACGGACCTCGCACCCGTGGGCGAGGTGACGATCATCAAGGCGTCTGACACCAAGGCGCAGGCGCTCATCAACGGCGACATCGTGACGTTCAAGTGCCGCCGCCAGTACGAGGCTCTCGCCGCCGTGCAGGAGAACCAGAAGTTCGACGAGGCCGGCGACGAGACGTGGGAGCTGGACTACTGCCGGCTCGACAAGCCCGTCATCCAGGTGAAGTGAGGGGGAGTCATGCAGAGATATGTGGTGGGCTTCGCTCACGACGGTGAGGGTCGAGTGGCTCTCATCGAGAAGAACAGGCCAGAGTGGCAGGCGGGCAAGCTGAACGGGATCGGGGGTCACGTCGAGAAGGGCGAGGACCCCTGGGCGGCCATGCGTCGAGAGTTCCGTGAGGAGACCGGTGCCGACATCGACTCCTGGGAACTGTTCGTGAGGATGGAGTTCCCGGGAGCCGAGATCTTCTTCTTCAAAGCCCTCGTGAGCCTTCAGCAACTCACCGAGCTGAGGACGATGGAGGATGAGGTGGTCACCATCGTCGACTGGCTCGACCCCGCCTCGTGGCCCGGCACGGCGACGATCATCCCGAACCTGAACTGGCTGGTGCCTTTGGCCATGTACCGGGCGGACCAGTACAAGGTCATCCACGTCCATGCGGCTGTGGCGGAGGCCCTCTGATGGACCTCTACCGTCGCAAGGGTGAGGTCCAAGCCACCCAGTTCACAGGCTCCCTCAGCGGTCAGCCGGGCTCCGCTCTGAACATCATCGACTCGATGAAGGTCAGGGGCCTGTACATCCCTCGCGGATACGAGTCCGACTGGCGGCTCAAGCACGAGCTGGATCGCAGCACGGGTCACACGCTCGACGATGCCTCGCCATTCCTGCTGGTCTGGAACCATGATGGCAAGGTTCTTCGTTGCAGCATCGGCGACTGGGTCGTGATCGACGAGGCCCAGATCTTCGTATATCCCGACGTCGACTTCGGCTTGTCTTTCCAGCGAGTCGAGGACCCCTTCTGATGAGAATCTACACCAACATCGAGATGGTTCTCGACGTCGGCGAGGCTCGAGAGGTCGAGGACATCGTTCACCAGAAGAAGTTCATGCCTCGGCGCGTGATCCTGACGAGGTGGATGACCGAGTTCGGCGTCGAGAAGATGACCGTGAAGGCGGTATCTGGGGATCTGGCTCGAGGGGCTCTGGGGCTGAGTCGGACGTGGCGCATCGTGGGCTTCAACGACGCCCTCGAGCAGGTGCCCGAGTGGGTCGAGAAGCTGATGGAGCAGATCGACGATGACTGACGGCGACCTGGTCATTCTTCACAAGCCCCGCATCGGCACCTTCGCGGTCAAGCTCGACGATGCCAAGAGAGCTGACGAGGGCATCCCGCACGAGATCATGCGCCACGACATCATGGCGGTGTGGAGAGACCTCGACCTCGTTAACTCTCTGTGTGACTTCGAGGTGACCCTGATCTGGACCTTCTTCTACCCCGCTCGAGTGCCGACGGCCGAGCAGGCTGGGGGGTCGAACGTAGTTCAGTTTCGCTCGGGCAGGTTGGAGGACCTTGACGGCAAGCATGACTACGTCATAGCATCGGGCATCAGCGATGAAGGGGGCAACCCGCCCTCCACACCAGGAGAGGATGAGACGAACTTATGAGTTCCGATCCCACCCGAAGGAAGCAGGCGCAGTCTCGTCGAGACCGTCGCCAGAACCGCGACCCTCTGACCCAGCTTCAGCTTCTCGACCAGCGTCTGGGCGAGGGAGTCGGCGCGGTCAAGGAGCGAGCTCGACTGGAGGCTCAGCTGGGAGTCTCGGTCGAGCAGATCACCGGCAAGCCCGTCCGCAAGCGCAAGAGGAAGAAGTAGATCATGGCCGAGATGAGAGACTCCGACGAGGTCGAGCAGCAGTTCGACGAGGCGAACGCCGCATGTGCTGAGGGCAGCAACCGCTACCCGGGCATGACCTACGACCAGGGGGTCCGCGATGCTCTGGCCTGGGTCCTCGGCGAGTCGGACGATGCTCCCTACGACGACATCGAGGAGCAGTGATGGCTGAGGCGACTGTCCAGGAGGCCTACGTTCAGCAGCAGAAGAAGGCCTTCGAGAGCCGGCACAAGGGGCTCGACAAGACTGCTCGAGAGCTTCGGGCCGAGAAGGAGCAGCTGAAGATACTCTGCAACGGCGGCATGATCCACCGATTCCGCAAGGTCAAGATGGCCGGTGTCGGCAAGCGGAGAAGGGATCGCGACGATGCGTGAGATCGAGCTGATGGAGGAGCTGCCAGGTCTGGGGCCCAACATCCGACAGCCCGCTCGAAGGGTGGACCTCTGATGGCCTCGTGGAGCAAGCTCACCACCCCCTACTGCATGACCGAGGAGCTCGAGAACGAGCCCCCTACCATCGACCTTCACGACCCCCTGTCCGATTCCACCCAGCACCAGATCTGCCTGCCCGTTCTGGTTCTGACCGAGAGGGATGCTGAGGTTCTTCGACAGGCCTTCGAGGAAGAGCAGCAGGAGTCGGATGGTTACCTGACCAACGACGGTGCTCGGAAGGTGATCCGACGGCTCATGCGCTACAAGGGAGTTCTTCAGGACGAGCCCGAGGGCTGGGGCACCGTCATCGTGGATCGGCACGGCAAGAGGTGGATCCGAGCTGGTCGGTCCGACATGCCCTGGATCACCGAGGGGGATCAGGTCCGGCTTCAGGCCTGGAAGCACCTGGCCCACCCGGTGGAGATCGAGAGGAGTTACAGCTGATGAGGCCCTGGGACGGCATCGAGGAGTACGACTTCCCCGTGGTGACGGTCTGCGGATCCACCCGGTTCAAGGATCAGATCATGGACGTTCGAGCTCGGCTGTCGCTGGCGGGCTTCGTGGTTCTGGGTTCGGAGGTCTGGGTTCACAGTGACCCCCAGTACCAGGCTCTGCACGACTCCTTCGCCAAGACCGGCCTGGATGTGCTTCACCTCGCCAAGATCGACCTCTCCGAGTACATCGTAGTAGCCAACTTCGAGGGCTATGTCGGGGAGTCCACCCGCAAGGAGATCCTCCACGCTCGAGAGCGACGCATCCCGGTGGTGTGGGTCGAGGGCATTCCCGGCTTCGGCGATCGACGCATCCGACTGAACGACTCCCCCGACCCCGACGCCATCGACATCACCCTGGACTACTTCTTCCAGAAGAAGATCGAGATCGACGTCCAGAGAGCTCACACTCGTGGTTAACTTCAAGCACGAGGGGTGCAAGTATCCGAACTGCCCCCGACCCCACAAGGCCAACGGCTACTGTCATCCTCACAACTTGATGATGTGGCGGCTGAAGACCGAGGAGATTCGTCGTCAGATCGTCAGGGAGACGTTCTTCCTCAACAAGGCCTGGCTTCAGCGGATCTATCGACCCAAGGGCTCCTACCATCTCTCACGGAAGATCGAGTGGAGAGACGGCACCTTCAGCCTGGTGGCTGCGTGCTGCATCAGCTGGAAGCTCGACGTGTTCTCGAGCATCGTTGGAACCGACCCCAGGAAGCAGTGCGGGCGGTGTCTCAAGATTGCCAAGGAGCTCAGCGGTGGCTAGGCTCTACCTGGACTTCCGAGGCAATCTCCACACCCACGACGGTCATCAGCTTGGCTGGCACTCCGCCTGCGAGGTCGTGGTGTTGCTGAGGCCCTCTCAGTCGGAGAGCACCGAGCAGCTTGCCCTGGCGATGAGCGAGCTCGTGCGCGAGATGAAACCAGGTCACACCTGGCAGGACTTCGCGCTGAATCTGATGTCACGCCTCGCCGACATGGAGGCAATGCCAGCGGTCAACAGAGTCAGCCTCGCCATGATGGTCCTTCGACGCCATGTCAGAACGGCTCGAGGCATGTGCGCCGGCTGCCACGAGGTGACCTGGTCGTTGACCCACCAGGCGGAAGAAGTAGTCGCGTCGATCTTCAAGGCTTCTCTGAGCGACAAGAACTGATCGGCGGCATGATGATCGGCGCGACCGATGCCAGAATCTCTGATCGCTTCCTAAAGCGCTTCCCGAGCAGCATCTGGCATGCTCGATGAGCCTGCGATGCGTCGATCGACGGGTTTCCAGCTAACGTTTGACTTTCGGTCGGGGACTCTCCCAGGATCGCCGGTGAACCGGCGAGGAGGACAGTCTCATGGCGTTGCCAGCCACGTACGACCTGACGGGAGCCAGGGCCATCTACTGCGGAGACACGTATCAGATGAACCTGACGCTCCGCAGCCAGGTCAGCAACCCCGATGATCCGACCGGCCCCCTGATCCCCGGTGACCCTCTCGATCTCACCGGCTGTGAGGTGCTGGCACAGGTTCGCCCCGGTCGTCGAGGCACGGGTGACACTCCAGCCATCGCCTTCGACGTCGTCAACGCCGACTCGCTCGACGACACGGGCGTCATCAACCTCGTGATGCCCCCTTCAAAGACCACGACTCTCGCCGTCGACAACCCGAAGCTGATCGGGGTGTGGGATCTCCAGATCACCTGGCCGTCACCCGATGACGACGTCGATGGTGAGCCGCTGGTCAGAACTTACCTGGCGGGCAACGTCGCCATGGTGAAGGATGTGAGCTACGAATGACCGACGGAGTGATCGAAGTCGAGATTCTGGAGCCCACACCAGAGGCCATCGTCATCGAGGTCGATGTTCCGGGGGTTCGGGGTCCCATCGGCCCTCGTGCCGAGTTCGAGGCTGACGCAGAGTCTGTCGAGTTCGACGACGGGGCTGATGCTCAGATCACTGAGGGCGACGGTTCCTCCGAGACTCCTTACCACCTTCACCTGAAGATCCCGCAGCCCGATCCCACTCTGATCGAGAGCTTGACCACTCAGGCGGGCAGCGCCGCGACCTCGGCCTATGACTGGTCTCAGGATTCACTCGCCGCTGCCACCTCGGCTCACTCGTGGTCAGTTCTGTCGCAGGCAGCCTCGACCTCCGCCCTGAGCTACATGAACGATGCCCAGGACGCTGCTGGAGATGCTGAGGAGGCTCTCGGCGAGATCCAGGCCTGGGATCTTGAGATCGGCACCGTGACCACTGGTTCTCCGGGGGGAGAGGCGAATGCCAGCGTCGGGGGTACTTACCCCAGCAAGGTGCTGAACCTCACCATCCCCCAGGGCCCCACGGGTCCCACTGGAGCCACGGGCGCAACTGGCCCCTCTGGCACGCCAGGCGCTTCGGTGTGGGCGACCCAGACTCAGTTCAACATGACTCCCGGATCCTCCACCTCGGGCGTCGACACCGATGACATCGTCGGCAAGACTGTTCAGGTGGGCGATCTGGTGGTGTCTCACCACGAGGATTCCATCGGAGGTTTCGGTCAGATCACCTCCATCGAGGGGGATGACAGTGTCACCATCACCCTGTTGGGAGTTCTGGATGGCAGCGTGGTCATTGGGGGAGCTTGGGGCTCCATCTCCGGACTGATCGCTGACCAGACCGATCTGGTTGACTACATCGCTGACCAGATCGCGACTGAGACCTCTCGAGCGGAGACCGCCGAGGGAGGCAAGCAGCCCATCGACTCGGATCTGACGGCCATCGCTGGCTTGGCCGCCGGCGACGACGACATGATCCAGCGGAAGGCGGGAGCTTGGGTCAATCGAACCCCCTCCCAGGTCAAGACTGACCTCAACCTGGTCAAGGCTGATGTCGGACTGGGCAACGTCGACAACACCAGCGACACCAACAAGCCTGTCTCCACCGACCAGCAGACGGCGTTGGACGCCAAGCTCAACAAGAGTGGCACCAAGACCGTGACGGGTCAGACCACTTTCCAGGACAAGGTCATCCTCGGTGACGGCAATCAGGATGTGGTCCGGGTTCAGGCGGTCACCTTCGACGTCGACACTCGATCCATCACTCTGGCCTACACCAGTGGGAAGCTCACCTCGGTCACGGTGAAGGATGGTGCCACCACCGTCAAGAGTGCCACTCTCAGTTACACGGGGAGTACCTTGAACTCGGTCGCCATCACCGCTGACGGCAACACTCTCACCTCCACTCTGGCTTACACCGGCTCCAATCTCACGGGAATCACGAGGGCTCTGACATGAGCGAAGACATCGACATCGCAGCTCTGGCGGAGATTCTGCTTGCTCGAGCAGACATCGCCTCCCTGGCGTCGTCCGTCACTGGTCCCCGTCGGTATGGCCCGGCTCCCAGATTGGGGCTGGTGAGTCTGGTGACGGGAAAGAAGGATCTTCCCTTCGTAGATGATCTTTACCGGGATCTTTGGACTTGTCCTGCTGGAGTGAGTGTTGTTGATGTTCTCGCCATCGGGCCTGGAGGTTCGGGAATCGCGGGTGCGGGAGGGGGTTCTGGTGATGTGTATGCTCTTAGAGACTTCTCCGTCACTCCCGGTCACGTCTATGCGGTTGGAGTGGGACCTCGTCAAGTTCCCTACACCCCCGCATCCGTTGGAACTAACGCCTACTTGAACTACCCAGCCACCGACCTTGGGGGGGGTCATGTGGTGGTCTGTACTTACCTGACCAGCGCGGTGAGTATGGTTTGGTACTCCGATGACTACGGGGCATCATGGTCTGCTTCCAATCTCTCAACCCAGCAAAACAATGTTCACTCTTTCAAGCCCACCAACATGGGGGGCGGTCATGTGGTCATTCCGGGGTATTACTCCGACGACTATGGTCACACTTGGACCGCTATGACGGGGTCGAGTACTGACACTGCTGGTTACTATGTGATCTGCAATCTTGGCTCAGGCCATGCGGTCGGCATGAGCAGCAACGGCGTCATCAACTATTCCGATGACTACGGTCACACCTGGACAGCTGGAACTGATGTGGGTTCCCCCCTTGGCTCCATTCGAGGGGGTTTCTTGAATCTTGGTGGGGGTCATGCTCTGACTCTAAACTCCGTTCCGACTATGTGGTATTCCGATGACTACGGTCACACTTGGACCACCACTGGAGTGACTCTGGCCATGGGGACGAACCACGAAGACAACAGCGATGTTCGTACTCACTGGGTCAATCACGGTTCTGGCCATGTCATGGTCTACGACGCTAACGGCACTCGCTATTCCTCTGACTATGGTCACACCTGGGGAGTTGGACTGGACTTCGGGACCATCTCGAGTGAGCAGTCGGGTTTCACGATGGGTCAACCAAGCACCGCGTGCTGTGTAGACAACAACGGCGTGATTCAGTACACCAACGACTATGGTCAGACTTGGTACACCAACGGATCGTCTCTTGATCTGTACAACGGCACTAACCCCGGCGAGTGGATGAAGCCGTGCTACCTGGATGGATCCACCATGGTGGTCATCGACTACCTTGGAAACGTCTATCGCTCCGAAGACAACGGTTACACCTGGGCAGCCACCGGAGCCTCAGTGGCTGGAGACCTGAGCAATCCCGGCTCCTTTTACCCGGGTCAACGACTTACCTACTTGGGGAACAATGTTCTCGTGATCTGTGTTGGTGGCTCCAACTCCATCTGGGTTTCTACCGACCGAGGTACTCACTTCTACAAGCAGAACAGTCTGGCAGGTCTGCCGACTCAACCCCCCCTCGTGCTCTCCAACGGGAACTTCCTTTACTCGGGAGTATCAAATGTCTTGGCTCTGGGGATTGCTCCAAGCACCTGTGACTTCTCCCTTCTTGGTTATGTTGGGACTCGTATAACGGGGGGCAGTGCCAGCGGCACGACCACCTCCATCATCCCCGGCATCGGGGCTCTTCTGGGGGGAGGAGACGGGGGTCTGGCTCTGACCGGCACGGATCGAGCGGTCTGTGCTCCCGAGTTCTCGAAGTATGGAGTCACTCGAGGAGGATCGGGTCTCAACAAAGAAGCCGCCATGATCGGGGAGGGGGGCTCGGGAACGGGAACCCCCGGTCCCCCCGGAGCGCTGATCTACTACTAGTTTCCAGCTGACCCTCGACTTGAACCGGTGCTGAGGAAAGAATGACCCACATGGCCAACCCGATGATCTACACGGGTCTCACGATGATCCTCGCCGGAGCTCTGCTCTGGTGTGGAGATCAGATGAGGAATCTCACCCAGGCCCTTCGGGAGAACTCATCCTCAGTTCGTGAGCTTCGACTCGAGGCTAGGACTCGGATTTCGACCGCGAAGGTCTCCGACAAGCCGAAGTCGGAGGTTCAGATCCTCACCCACCTGGGCCGTCGCTCTCGGCGACAGCGAGTGGTGGTGGGGGGCAACCCCGAGGCTGCTCTCACCAAGAAGCTGAGGGGAGCTCAGGAATGACCGAGCTGATCGAGCGAGACATCCTTAACCTTCCCCACGACAAGGACTGGAACTTTCTTCAGTGGGAGGGTACCCCCCAGGCGGTGGACTTCACTCACGTCAAGCCGATCTCCACACCGCCCAGCGGCAACGTGCAGGGTCCCGCCACTTACGTGAGCAAGACTGGTGAGATCGACTATCGCCCTCACACCGCCGACGGCAAGCTTCTGACGAAGAAGCAGATCCGCATGAGGGCCAAGCGACGCATGGCTCGTGCGAAGGCCGGCAGGCTTCCGGGGGGCAAGCTTCTCACCGAGGAGGAGTTCAACGCGATCTTCAAGCCCATCGAGGAGTGGGACCTTGAGGAGTTGGCTCATGGTCGTCCTCGAAACAAGGCCGGAGACTTCAGGGGGCCCAAGCCCAAGTGGATCAACCGAGAGATCCACGAGAAGTCGGTGGAGCTCTTCACCACCGCGGTCAAGACTCAGTTGGGAGCCAAGGGCATCGCTGCTCTGGAGGCCATCAGCGACATCCTGAGCAGCACTGACACCGATCGTCACGGCAAGCCGATCGTGCCGGCATCCACCAAGCTCGACGCGTCCAAGTTCCTGATCGAGCACATCGTGGGCAAGCCGAAGCAGCACATCGAGACCGACATCTCCGTTCGTCTCCAGGCCATCCTGGGGGCGGTCATGGTCAACCCGACCGACGCCCTCAGCTCCTCGCCCGGCAATCCGGTGGGCCCCTATAGCATGGATCACTACCCCGGAGTCACGGTTCCCATCGGCAGCAGGGATCCAGACATCGTCGACGGCGAAGTGGTCGATGACGAGGATCTGGATGACTACATCGAGGATGATCTCCGATGACCGACGAAGTCAAGATGTGTCTCGCCTGCGGCAAGACTCGGGCGGAGCATCAGCCCAGTCTCACAAACCACCCCTTCAGCGACGATGGTCGGCTTAGGACCTGGGACAACGCTCTTCGAGAGCTTCCTCCCCAGCTTCTCCAGGGCCCCACGACCAACGAGGCTCTCTGTCTCGCTCGCCTGGTCGAGGTGCTTCTCACCAAGAAGGTCATCTCTCGAGACGAGGCCATCTACATCACCGTCGGAGTCATGCCCGAGATGGCCGAAGACCAATGACCCAGATTCTGACCCCATGCGAGGTCACCGAGGAGCTGGTGGCTGAGGTAGTTCGCATCGGAGAGCTGAGGCTGCCCATCGAGGCCTGCGGAGTCATTCTGCCGTTCAAGTTCCGGGGTCGTCAAGTCATCGAGCTTCCTAACCGAAGCAAGACCCCCGAGACCGCCTTCGAGTTCCGAGCCTCAGATCTGTCCATCTCTCTCGAGAAGTGGGTGGACACCTATCCCAGCTATGCGTCGCTGGAGAAGATCACTATCTGGCACACTCATCCCAGTGGTCATGTGGGACCGGGTCAGTTCGATCTCGAGCACAGAGTGACTGGCTGCGGGAACTTGGTCGTGAGCATGGGCGAGAAACCTTGCGCCACCTGGTACTAACTTAACAGAGTTTTCGAGGGGAGTGGTGACCCCTCGGCATCGTCCCCTTCTTGCTGGGGTCGAGAGGGTGAACTGACGCAGCACCTGACTCCCCCGGCAGTCCCCGAGTAGAGGCGGGTGATCGGGATGATGCGGGGCGAGAGTTTTCTCGGCCATGGGAGGCTCTCGCCCCACCGACTTGCTCGATCAATCGAGCGAGGGCACTATCCCAGAGCGATTCGGGAAGCGATTGGGAAGCAGAAGAAAGGCTCAGGGGCCCGATGATGCGCGCATGATCCGCCAGAATGCTGGAAGCGCTTCCTCGGGCTTCGCTCGGAAACTGGATGAGAATGGAGAACATGATGAACCGTGACTCGGAATGGAAGGGCGACGCCAACAACAGCGTCACCGAGCTGGGGCCGGGTCGTCGCAAGCTCAGTGCCTCCGAGAAGCTCCGCCTCGGCAGACTCACCGGTCAGCAGGACAACCCCAACGCCAAGCCGAAGCCGGGGTTCTTCAACGGAGTCGATCCTGACTACCCCTGGATCGAGGACAAGTGACCCTCGTCAAGGTTTCGGAGACTTACCGGGAGGGAGCCTGGCATCACACCGATGCCTGGGTCTGGTGTCCTGGGTGTCTTCAGATGCACCCCTTCTGCATCAAGGCGGTGGATGGGGCGATCCGGGGCGATGGTAGGCCCTGGCCGGTGTGGAGTTGGAATCACGACTACCAGAAGCCTAGCTTCGAGCCCAGCCTCCTCTGTAATCACTCGTACCACATCTGCCAGGATCGTCACTTCTGGACAGAGTGTCCTCCCGACTGCCCTGAGCTGGGTCATGCAGTGCTCTGGGCCTCGAACGGGGAGCTTCGCCCCAAGATCGCCGGCGAGGAAGTTCCTGAGGACGCCATCGAGACCACGGGTCACTCCTCTCCACACCCGCTGAGTGAGCCCTGGGGTGACTGTCACAGCTTCCTTCGCAACGGAGTCTGGCAGTTCCTGCCCGACAGCGCTCATCCTCTCTCCGGCCAGAACGTGTCCATGGAGCCCATCCCGGATTGGTGGCTGGGCTGATGGCACCCACTAGACAGATGCTGGGTCCCACTCTCGACGAGAATGCCAGAGTGTTCCGGAAGGACGCTTACTTCCTCCAGACTGGGTACAGCCCTCACGACGGACAGAAGCTCGTGCACTACGACTCGACTCGCCATCGCATCCTTCGGTGTGGACGACGATGGGGCAAGACTCTGACGGGGGGCAAGGAGTCAGAGACTCTGGCGTTCGTCAAGAACTACCTGGGCATGCCGATGCAGGGATGGATCATCGGCCCCGAGTACTCCGACGCCGAGAAGGAGTTCCGGGTCATCTACAACACCTTCAAGGACCTCGGCATCGACAAGGTGAGTTCCAAGTTCCTGAACAACACTGAGTCCGGGAACATGCACATCAAGACCTCGTGGGGCTTCGATATTCAGTGTCGATCCGCTCACCACCCCGACAGCCTGGTCGGTGAGGGTCTTGACTTCGTTCTGCTAGTCGAGGCGGGTCGTCACCACCGTCGAGTCTTCACTGAGTATGTGCGACCCGCTCTCTCTGACAAGCGTGGTCGGTCCTTCATCTCCGGAGTTCCCGAGCTGGCCACCGAGACTTCCCTTCTCTACTGGGCGTCCGAACGTGGTGACGACATCACGAAGTCTCAGTGGAAGACGTTCAAGATGCCCTCGTGGACCAACAACATCGTCTTCCCGGGAGGTCGAGAAGACCCCGAGATCTTGGAAGCTGAGGACGATCTCACCGAGGATGAGTTTGCTCGTCAGTACGGTGCAGAGTTCGTGGAGCGAATCGGTCGAGTGATGTCTCAGTGGGATGACTCAGTTCATCTCGTCGATGGACTCGACTACAACCCCGCACTGCCCCTCTATGCCGCAGTGGACTACGGTTATACGAACGACTGGGTCTGGCTCTGGATTCAGGTGGATGTCTTCAACAACGTCTACGTGCTCGGAGAGCAGAGGTGGCAGATGCTGTCCACCGACGAGGTGGCTGACGACATGATGGCCCGGCGCCAGGCCAACGAAGGTCTCTGGCCCCTTCTGGAGAAGGTCGTGACTATCTACTGCCCTCCCGCCGAGCCCTCCGACACGAGCATTCTCCGACGCAAACTTGGCCGACCCGTCGCCACCAACACTGGAGGCGAGGTCAACGACCGAGACCGAATGACCAACAGTCTGCTGAAGCAGCGTCCACACCATCTGCCTGCGGGTCACCCGGAGAAGAAGCCCCAGATGACCTTCAACAAGCTTCGCTGCGTCAAGCTGGCTTGGGAGATGAGAACGGGCTATCGCTGGCCCGAGAAGCGCAATGAGACCAAGAACGCCAGCGAGAACCCGATGGATAAAGATAACCACGGCCCGGAGGCGCTCGGTCGCTTCGTGAAGGGTCACATGGAGAAGACCATGCCCGAGAAGCGACGCTCAGGCAGACAGAGCAGAATCTCTCGGAGGAGATGACCATGACCGACAAGTTCACTCCCTGGTCCACCCTGGCCCAGATGCGAGGCTCCAATCCCGAGGGCTGGCCCGAGGATGAGGGTGAGCGGATCGCCTCGTACGACGCGTACGACAAGATCTACTGGAACGATCCGACCCAGTACGCGATCCGCATTCTCGAGGACGAGCAGCCTCTGTACGTCCCCAACGGCCGCATCGTCGTGGACACCACGGCTCACTACTTGATGAAGGGTCTCACGGTCAACTCGCCTTCCAAGGACCCCAAGGAGTCGGAGCAGCAGTTCCTGATGTCGTTCCTCAAGCGAGAGCGGTTCTATTCCCGGTTCTCCATCGGCAAGAAGACGGGCATCACTCGAGGGGACTGGGCATTCCACGTGACCGCCGACCCTCTCAAGGCCCCCGGCAGCCGGGTCTCGCTCACCCTGCTCCACCCCGGCAAGGTGTGGAAGGAGTCTGACCCTGACGACTCCAGCAAGATCGTCCGGATCCACATCGGTGAGCTCTGGGAGGACCCCGAGGGCCAGGATGGTCAGCAGTACATGAAGGTGCTGACCTACGAGAAGGTCATGGTCGATGGGAAGCGACGGATCGCTCGAGAGGAGTCGGCCTGGGAGCTTACTCCCGACTGGTGGGGTGACAGGGGGGTCAAGTACAAGACCTTCCTCCAGGAGGAGCTCCTGCCGGAGGAGATCGACCAGTTCCCCGTCTACTGGTACAACAACATTGAGTGGGAGGATCAGCTCTACGGCAGTTCTGAGCTTCGAGGTCTCGAGTTCCTCGCCTGGGCCGCCTCCCAGGGAGCCACCGATGTTCAGATGGCTCTGGCGCTGGATGGGCTGGGAGTCTATGCCACCGACGGCGGACGTCCGGTGGACGATGACGACGTCGAGAGCGACTGGGAAGTGGCTCCCGGCAAGGTGATGGAGGTCCCCTCGGGGTCTTACTTCCGTCGAGTCGAGGGACTGGGCAGCATCACTCCCGCTTTGGAGCAGATCAACTACATCGAGAGCAAGATGTTTCGAACCGCGAGCATCACCGATGTGGCTCTCGGTAACGTCGATGTCCAGGTGGCCCAGAGTGGCATCGCGCTCGCTATCCGGTTCGCCCCGACTCTAGCCAAGATCGCCGACCGCGACACGGCGGGTGTGGAGATCACCCAGCAACTCTTCTTCGATCTTCGCAAGTGGTTCCAGGCCTACGAGGGTCGAGTTGTGCAGGTCGAGTACGACGTCTCCATCGACGTCCAGAAGCTTCCTCCCGACCGAACCGCCATCCTGAACGAGCTGAACAACATGCTCGACCGGAAGGCCATCTCCCTGAAGTTCTACCGAGAGAAGATGGTGGAGCTCGGTTACAGCATCCCCGAGGACGTCGATCAGCAGCTTCTGAAGGAAGCTGAGGCGATGGCCAAGATCAACCAGACTCTCAATCCGGTCAATGCCGGAATGAGCGAGCCCGACGATGGGACTCAGTCCGACTCATCGACCCTTGACGAAGCGGGCAATCGAAGTAACAATCGTAATCGTCCCAACGAGAGCAGTGGAACTGAAGCTGGTCAGTCGTTGGAACGCCAAGCCAAAGCTCAGTGAGAAGCTGAGCTCTGATGCGAGAAGCATCAGAAGAGAGGATCGACATGGAAACCGAACTGCCGTACTGGCTGCCCCTCATCATCCAGGGTCACGACCCGGAGGAGGAGGGGGAGGAGGAAGGCGAAGAGGGCGCTGAGGACGAGGAAGACCTCGACGACGAGGAGGATGACTCCGAGGAGGAAGAGGACACCGAAGCCGAGGCACTTCGCAAGGCGCTGCGCAACGAGCGGAAGAAGCACCGAGAGACCCGCAAGGCTCAGAAGGCTGCCGAACGCGAAGCTCGCCTCGCCAAGACCCAGGCTGAGAAGGCCAAGGGTGCCCAGAACGTGGAGGAGCTCAACAAGAAGCTCGCGGACAGTGAGTCCAAGACTCAGAAGCTGGCCGAGGGTCTTCTGAAGACCTCCCTCCACACCGCCATTCTCAACGAGGCTCGCAAGCAGAACTTCATCGACCCGACCGATGCTCTGATCGACGATGTGCTGAAGGCCATCGACTACGACCAGGACGACGAGGACCCGTCCGACATCGACATCGACGACGACACCGTCGCCGAGGCCGTGAAGGCGCTGGCCGAGAAGAAGAAGCACCTCGTGAGCTCCAAGTCCGACGATGACGAGGAGGAAGAGGAGGACACTCGTCCTCCCGCCAGCGGCAGCAAGTTCGGTGGAAAGCGGCAGAAGGGGAAGGCGGCGACTGAGCAGCGACTCAAGTCCAACTACCCCTCGCTCGCCTGATCCTCGACTCCTGAAGCAAGTCCGAAACCAAGAGAAAGGGTGCCGACCATGGCACGGTACGACCAGGTGGAGCCCCACGTGGGTATCCTCCGGGCGATTCTCGCAGCAGACCTCACTCCTGAGGACGACGGGACCTACGGTCCGACTGCGGTCTCGCTCGACACCAACGGTCGAGTGGTTGAGGGCACGGCGGGCCAGTCTGGCTTCGTCGGGGTCCTCGTGAAGAACCTCCCGACCCTTCCCGCTGGGCTCGCCAGCACGGGTGCTTACGTCAACAACTGGATGGGCCTCAAGGCTGGCCAGGCCGTCGACGTCATGCAGCTGGGCGAGATCCTGGACGTCGACGGCCTCGACGCCGGGACCCAGTACTACGCTGCCCCCGATGGCAGCCTGACCGACGACCCCGACGGGGGCGCCAACCCGAAGGTGGGCTTCACGGTCGAGGCGACTCGACTCGTCATCCAGCCGGGTGTGGGCCTCAGTGCCTGGGTCTCCGACGCCGTCGCCACCAGCGGCTCCTGAGAGGAACACGAACATGAACATCTCTCTCTCGCGTCAGCCCACCGGGCTCGACATCGCGCACTCGCTGCCGGCGGTCATCTCCGGTCAGGAGCCCAAGGGCTTCAACGAGCGGGCCGACGTCATCTACGCGGCCAAGGACGGCACCAACCTCAACGACTACTGGGCCGAGGCCCAGGAGGTCGTCGCCATGCGGAACGCGCAGCGGAACCGCCTGATCGACCTGCTGACGTACAAGGTCACCGACCTGGCCGAGGAGGTCGCTCTTCCGGGGGCGGCGGACTTCGAGCTGGCCTCGGAGTACGGCCTCGCCAAGGGCATTCGTGCCGGCGTCAGCATGATCTGGCGCGGGTACGACTTCGCCTTCTACGACCTGGCTCTCCGGTACACGTGGATGTTCATCGCCGAGGCTGACGCTCGTCAGCTCAAGGCGCTGACCAACACGGCGCTGGAGGCGGACAACCGCCTGGTCTTCGGTCGCATCATGCGGACTCTCTTCAACCCGCTGAACGGCTCTGGCATCACGGATCGCAACATCCCCGTGACCCAGTACAAGTTCTACAACGCGGATGGCGAGGTTCCGCCGCCCAACGGCACGACGACCTTCTCCGGCAGTCACACGCACTACCGCACGACCCAGTCGCTCGGCTCCTCGGCCACGCTCAACACGGCCACCATCGAGGCGGTCAACTCCGACTTCAACAGCCACGGCTACACCTACGAGAAGGGTTACCGGAAGATTCTTCTGGTGTCCGAGGCGGAGGCGGCGGTCATCCGCACGTGGCGGGTCGCGACGGGAGCTCCGTGGGACTTCATCCCGGACAGCTACGCCGGCGGTGTCTACCTGCCGACGGATCAGCGCCTGGTGGGTCAGCCGCAGGGTCGCATCCAGGACCAGATCGGCACCTACGGCCCCTGGCACGTGGTCCAGCTGGAGAACATCCCGACGGGGTACGTCGCGGCTCTGGTCTCGGGTGGTCCCGACAACATCGGCAACCCCATCGGCTGGCGCGAGCACCAGAACCCGGCCTTCCGGGGTCTCAAGCTCATCCCGGGCGACCGGGCGGGCTACCCGCTGATCGAGTCGTACTACCAGCGCGGCATCGGCACCGGCATCCGTCACCGAGGCGCCGGCTTCATCATCCAGGTGTCGGGCTCCGGCTCGTACACGGTCCCGGCGATCTACGCCTGATCTGATCCCGGGATTCCACACCCAGAAAGGAGGTTGTCATGGCTGAGGTTGATGACATCGTCTACTACCTGATGCCCGACGGCACCAAGGTCTCGAACGACCCCCGTTTCCTGGCCGCTCAGGCCCAGGGCCTGTTCGACGAGCAGGAGGACGAGCTGATCGGCTACGCCGCCCAGTCCGTCGCCGAGCTCAAGAACGAGGTCAAGGAGCGGAACTCGGGTCGCGAGAACGACGACAAGATCTCGCTCCGGGGCATCAAGACCAAGAGCGAGCTCATCGCCCTTCTCGAGGACGACGACGAGAAGCACGCCGGCTCGGACGAGACGACCGAGGAGGACTCCGAGGAGGAGACCGCCGAGGACGACTCCGACGAGGACGACTGAGGGGTGAACTTCGGTGCCGATTCTTGATCCGGACGAGAGGCTGAGGCAGCAACTCGGGGAGATGATCCCCGGTGGCGGCTCCGACGCTGACACTCTCTTCTCTGACGACGAGATCGACGATCTCCTCGAGCAGTACCCGGACATGGATCTGGCCGTCTACGAGGGCTGGAAGATCAAGGCCGCCAAGCTCTCCAACCTCGTAGACACCACCGAGGGGAACTCTCAGCGCAAGTTCTCCCAACTCCTGACCAACGCGACCACGATGCTCAAGACTCTCTCCAAGGGTCCCGGCAGCGAGGATCTCGGGGGTCGTTCTCGAGTGGGGAAGATCAAGCGTCCGCCAGTACCGTGGGGTCGATGATGGTCATCTCAGGTCCCGAGCTGGTGATGAGTCGCCGTCAGATCAGCGCCATGATCGACGCCGACCCTATCCAGATCTCACTCACCCGCAAGGTCAGGGTCACGACCCCCGCGGGTGGGTGGACCTGGGGGGCTCCCATCACGCTGGCTCCCCAGAAGTGCCGTCTGATCCCCTTCAGCCGACGCCAGACGGAGTTTCTGCTCAACACCGAGGCCGGGTTCATCCCCGAGCTTCCTTACATCCTTCTTGGGTTTCACACGATGGACATCCAGCGAGACGACACCTTCACCTGGAACGGTGACAAGTTCCAGGTGGTCACGATGGACATCGGAGAACCCGAGGTCAAGAGTCTTTACCAGGTGGATTACTGGGGAGGTGAGAACAATGACTAGAGACTTCGGGTTCACCATCGAGGAGGACAGCATCGGTCCTCACCTTCAGTATCTCGTTCTCCACGGGCGTCGCAACGTGACCTCCTATCTTCGTCGACAGGCGGTGGCGGTGGAGGTCTACATGAAGGCCAACGCTCCCTGGGAGGACCGAACGGGTCAGGCCCGGGCCACCGTCGGCACCGACGTCTACGACGACGATGGCGAGATCGTGATGGAGCTGCACCACGGAGTCTCCTACGGTCAGTGGCTGGAGCTCATCCAGGGGGGTCGGTTCGCCATCATCGGACCCACTCTCGAGGCTCTCGGTGACCGCATCGCCAAGGGCGCGCTTCAGGGCATGCTCCGAGGCACCGAGTACGGAGGAATCCTCTGATGCTTCTGCGTCAGTTCATCTACCAGCGCATGACGGGGTCGGATGACCTCAAGACCTGGCTTGGTGTGGGAGAGGAGGAGAGTATCTCGGACCGCATCATGCCGAGGGCCTCCCAGACGACCATCACCGGGCCTCGCCCCTTCATCATCTATGGACTCGGCAACATCACCAACGAGTTCCAGAGCGAGGATGGTGTTCGTGCCTATCGACAGTTCCTCCAGATCTGGCTGCACGACGAGGGGGGTGATTACTCTCGGATCGACAAC